CACCACCCCTTCTCGAAGGAGCAGCAGAAATGCCTCAGCCATCAATCGGACAGGTACACGTCAATCGCCCGCTGACGAACATCAGCGTGGCGACGATCCAGGATCTCGACTACTTCGCGTGGACGCGCGAAGGGATCCTGCCGTCGGACAAGAAATCCGACCTCTACTTCATCTACAACCAGAACGACTGGTTGCGTGATGAGGCTCAGCTGCGCGGCACGGCGATGGAGTCCGCAGGCGGCGGCTACAACGTTTCGACCACGCCGTTCAACTGCCAGGTCTACGCCTACCACAAGGACGTGGACGAGCAGGTGCGCAGCAACACGGACGATCCGCTCGACGGCAAGCGGGACGCGATCAAGTTCGTGACGCGGAAGATGCTGATCCGCCAGGAGCGTCAGGGCGTCAGCGACTTCTTCTCCACCGGTATCTGGACGGGTTCCAGCACCGGCGGCGACCTCACGCTCGGCTCCGGGTTTGCCCTCCGCTGGGACGATCCGACGTCGACCCCGATCGAAGACGTTCAGGTGCAGCAGGCCGCGCTGCTCACCAACTGCGGGTGGCTCCCGAACCGCTTCAACCTGGGCTTCCAGGTGTACCAGAAGCTGATCCGTCACCCCGACGTCATCGACCTGATCAAGTACGGTGCGTCGCCGGGCTCGCCGGCCATCGCGAACGAGGCGGCCCTCGCGAAGATCTTCTCGGTGGACGAAGTCGTCGTCTCCAAGAGCGTCTACGCGTCGAACGTCGAGAACGCGACCGCCGTGTACGCCCTCACCGCGGGGAAGAACGCGATGCTCGAGTACCTGGCCGAGAAGCCCGGCCTGTACACGATGTCCTCGCGCTACTCCTTCATGTGGAAGGGCGTGTCGTACGGTCTCGGTGAGACCATCGGAGCGTACGAGATCCCGATGCCCTGGCTCGGCCTCACGACGAAGCGCTGCGAGGCGCAGATCGCGTTCGCCAACCAGATCATCAACGCCAACGCAGGCGCGTTCTTCTCGGCCGTCGTCAACTAGGCCGACGAGGAAACCATGGCCGCCACGTACGTTGCGCTGAAGGACTTCAACGTAGGGAAGTCCTCCTACAAGAAAGGCCAGCCGGTCAATACAGACGGCTGGCCGTTCCGTCGCGATGTCCTTCTGGAATCGCAACGTTTCATCAAGCGTCTTCCATCGCCGAACCGGAAGTACCGGGCAGCTCGCGCGGGCCTCCGGATCGGCGACGTCATTCATGAGCAGGGGCAGATCGTCGATCACTCTAGCCTCACTCCGGAAAAAATCGACCAGCTGGTCGGGCTGAGACATCTCGTGATCGACGAGACAGCCCCTCAACAGCCGGCTTCGACGGGAAAGAAGGCCTAGCATGGCGATCAAGGAACGTGCAAAGACATTCTTCTACTACCTCGGTGGCTTCAAGAAAGTCGTCATCGGGGGCAACGGTCAGGATGCTGGCGCGCAGACACAGGTCAACATCAGCAAGCTGATCACCGGCATGGCCGACGCCACGTTCGTCGACCTCTTCACCGTGACTGTGCCGAACTCGGCACAGGCTGCGACGATCGAGATCACGCTCATGGGCTCCCTCGGAGCCGGTGGCGCGGTCGGCGCCTTCGAATCGTCGAACGGTGCGTTCGGTCTCGTCACCGTCGCACGTACGGCCGGTGTCGCTACCGTCGCAGTCGCCGCTGCCCTCACCTCGTCCGCAGTCGCCAGCGTCGCCGGTGCGAACAACGCCGCGGTCGCCTACCAGGTCTCCGCGATCACGGGCGCGAACGGCGCGACTCAGACATTCACCATCCAGGCGAAGGTCACGAAGTCGCTCGGCGCTTCGGCAAACCATCAGGTCCTCGCGATCGCCGGACTCCTGAATTCGCAGGGCTCGGGCGTCACGATCGCGTAAGGGAGAACGAAGATGGCAGTTACCGCTGGCATCGCTTACTCCGCCACTCTCACGGGAGACGTGGCGGGGTCTCTTCCGACCCTCGCCGCGTTCAACAACGCGACGTCACCGGCTCAGCGTCAGGTCATCGCACTGAGCGCCGGTGCAAACACAATCACGCCTGCAGCCGGCTCGCGCATGGCGATTCTCGTTCCGCCGTCCGGCAGCACGAACGGCAAGACCCTGAAGGGGATCACAGGAGACACCGGCGTTCCGCTCGACGCCGCTGCCGTCGCGTGCATTCCGCTTCCAGCAGGGCCCGGAACGTTCGTGATCACGTCGGTCGGAACCGAAAACCTCACGATCTACTGGTTCTAGGAGGACCGACATGAAACGAACGATTCTGCTCATCGTCTCGCTCTTGGCGCTGCTCGTCGCGACGCCGTCTGCCCAGACGATCTCGACCATCAAACCGATCACGGCGTCTGCCACGTTGACGACCAATACGTGCGCGGGCGCCTCGATCTCCAGCACCGGCTGTATCGGAGTCAACCTCGGCGGTTACTCCCGAATCGCAGTCGGCATCTCTGGAACATGGACCGGAACGATCACCTTCGAAATCTCTGCTGACGCCGGCACTACCTGGAACGCTTTGAACGTGTTCCCGGTGTCCGGTACACAGACGGCGGTTACGACAGCTACCGCCAACGGCATGTGGTCGACCTCCGGAAACCCCGTACCAGGATCGAAGTTCCGGGCTCGCTTCTCGACAGCAACGAGCGGCAGCCCGGTCGTTACCATCATCGCGACGTTCTAGGAGGAAAACATGCTCCCACTCATCTCGCTCCTTCTCCTCGCGTTCGCGGTTTGCTGCTTCGCCTTCGCGGCGTGGCAGCCGACCTCTCCGACCTGGAACCGTGCGGTTGCAGTTGGCCTCACGTTCTGGGTGTTCGTGGAACTCCTGCGCTTCGCAGTGAAGTAGGCTGATGGCTCTCCACTGGACGTACAACGCCGCGTTCTACGATCAGACGGTCTCACCGTATCCGCAGCCGTCAAACCCTGCGGTTACGGTGGGAGTCCGTGATCAGGTTCGTTTCCTCATGCAGGATACGAACACGAACCGGCAACTCGTGTTCGACGAAGAAATCGACTGGGTACAGTCGCAAGAGGCGAACGCCTACATGATGGCGGCCCGGTGCATCGAAATCTTCATCATCCGGAATTTCGGCCAGAACAAGAAGAAGGTAGGAGACCTCGAACTCGGGTACGATCTCCGCTTCTTCAAGTCTCTCGCCGCTGACCTTCGTGCACGCGGGATGACGTACCAGGTTCCGTATGTCGGCGGGATCTCGATCGCCGACAAGATCGCTCAGGAGAACGATCCGGACTGGGTTGCGCCTCGCATTGGCATGACGACGTTCGACAATCCTGGGGCGGAGCAGCCGGGCACGATCACTTCGAACGATCAAAACCCGCCGTTCCCGCATAACTAACCATGAGACTGACCGAGCTCTCTCCCCGCTGGTGTGCAGAGTATAACGCGCCTCCTGACGCGAAGCAAGGGGTGTCGTTTCTCTGTCCGCACTGCAAGGTGACGAGACTCGCGATCTTCTTCGCTCCGACTATCTGCGGGCGGGAACCGGTCGATATCAAGTTGGTACACAAGCAGCAGATCCTGTCCGATCAGGACCCTCAGCACGTCGGACATCTTGCAGACGAACACGTTGGACGAATCGTCTGGACTCGCGTGAACGGAGAGACCTTCGACACACTCTCACTTCAGCCGTCAATCGACGCAAGCGCCTGGGGCTGCTGGCACGGACACATCACGAACGGAGAAGTCCAGTGAGTTACACCGACTTCCTCGACATGATGGCGGATACGATCACGATCTACGCGATGCTGCCGACTCTCGACTCGTCCGGCAAGCCGCAGTACGATCTGGCGCATCCGCAGGTCTTCCCCTGTCGCATTCAAATGGGGAACCACATCGTTGTCGATGCAAGCGGACGAGAAGTTACCGCGCGCGGAACGATCTTCGTCGGAACGTTCGTCGCTCCTCCGCTGACGTCGAAGATCGTGCTTCCCCCGGACTACACGGTGCAATCCCCGCCGATCATTGATTCGTCGTCCGTCCGTGACGAGAACGGACCGCACCACGTCAAGCTGGAGATCGGCTAATGGCGAATACCATCCGCATCGACGCCACTACCGGGAAGAAGGTACTCCGCGTCTCCACGCCTCCGAAGAAGGCGGTGCCGAAGGTTGACTTCCAGTCCGGAGGGACCGGCGCAGACGTCTTCTACCAGGCCTCCGGCTTCGGTGCGATGATCGAGAACATCGGAAACCTTCCGAAGCTGTACAAGGATGCTGCCGGGTACGAAGTCGCGAACATCCTCGCCGACATCATCCAGGACTCGCGTGACAACTACGTCCCGTACCAGAACGGGCCGCTCCGTGACTCCGCGGGCTCCGACGAGTACGTTCCCGCTGCCGAAAACGTACTCGAGATGGGATGCTGGTATGCGTCGCCAGGAGGCCACATCGGACTGGGTTCTCAGACTCGACAGGTTGGTAAGAAGACTGCTCACCTCGCTGCGAAAGAGCAAGGCCTCCACGTTGAAGACCCCTCGCTCTACGCAATCGTCCAGCACGAAGACCCATCGTTCAAGCACCCGGTCCTCGGCCCGGTAGCGACTCCCCAGGACAAGTACCTGGAGAAGCCGTTCAACAAGATGATCCCGAACGTCATGCCGCGCGTGACGAAGGCAATCGAGGAAGCAGGAGGCTCCTGGGAATGAGCGTCGCTGCTGAACTCGTTTCCTTCGTGACCGGTGTCGGTGGGCGGACTGCCGGCACCAACCTCTTCTACGGTGAATTCAAGGAGATGTACCCCGATGACTGCGCCATTATTCGGGAGACCGGAGGAATTGCTCCGGAGCCGAATCTCGGTGAGGGAACGACTCCTGGCAAAAGTATTCGACTTCAATTTCCGTCGTGCCAGATCGTCTGTCGCGGAGTTCGTGATGACTACGACGGCCCGCGTGCGGTCGCTCTGGCCCTTTACACGAAGCTGACCTCCGTCCTGAACCAGACGATCGGAGGGATCTACTACGTCTCCGTCGACCCGATTCAAGAACCCTTTCTCATGCGAACGGACGAAACCTTCCGTTCGTACATCGCGTTCAACGTCCACGTCATAAAGGAGCTGTCGTGAGGATCGTTTTCGTCTGGCCCGTCGTCCGTATGTCGATCTGGGATGTTGCCAAAGGCCACCGTAAAGCGCTCGGCAAGGCCCTGGGCGAGGACAACATCAAGGACTTCCACCTTGACAAACGGACCGCACTCTTCGTGAAGATGCTCGCGGAGGTCTTCGGCCGGGACGAGGCCCTCGTCGGGAAGATGGCGACGGAAGCCGTTCTCCCCGAGGCGCTCTACCACAACGCCGACGCCGTCCTCATCTTCAGCGGGCTGAACTTCCATCCTGCCGGCCTCTGGCTCCTCGAAAAGTGCCAGGTCCCGACCTCCGTCATCTTTACTGAAAGTCCGTACGAAGACGACCAACAGTACGAATGGGCGTCCACGTCGAATTCGCTGCACGTAATGACGAACGACCGCTTCTCCGCCGAGAAGTTCGGATGGGACTATCTCCCGCACGCGTACGATCCGGACGTTCACTATCCCGGCCCCCCGAACGACGTCTTCCCGCAGCACGACGTCGTGATCGTCGGCTCCGGCTGGCCGGAACGCCAGCAGTTCCTGGAAAAGGTCGACTGGACCGGGATCAACCTCGGGATCTACGGAATGTGGCCCGGGATCACGGACGGCCATCCGTTCGAGAAGTTCTACACCCAAGGGAACATCCGGAACGAGGACACCGCCCAGCTCTACCGGAACTCAAAGATCTGCCTCAACTTCCACCGAGGCTCGACGACCGGACGCAGCATGGGACCCCGCGCCGTCGAGATCACTGCCTGCGGAGCCTTCCAGCTTTCGGACCCCCGCGAAGAGCTCCTCCAGGTGTTTGAACAGAGCGTGCCGACGTTCGAAACCCCAGACGACTTGAGCGCTGCAATCCGGCACTTCCTTGCGGATCCGCTCGCTCGCACGACTCTCGCGAAAGAAGCTCACTCGCGTGTCGGAGCGCACACGTTCGACTCGCGAACCCCTCTCGTCCTGGATAATCTCCGGCGAGCCACCCGGTCACTGAAGGAGAAAGTCTAATGTCACATCCAATCCATGGAAAAGGCGCGCTCGTCATGCTCGGGACGACGAACGGCGGGGCGGCCAGCCCTGTCGCAAATCAGCTGAGCTGGTCCCTCGACTTCGACATGTCGATCGTCGACGTCAGCCCCCTGAACAGCTCGGGCACCGGCCAGGGCAACTGGAAGCAGTTCGTCAAGGGGATGAAGGGCTGGACGGGCACGTTCGCGGGGAACTTCGACGAGGGCGCGACCCAGCTCTGGTACGCGTCGATCCTCGACAACTACGTGAACTTCTACCTGTACCCGAACTACTCGAACAACCAGGCCGAGTACTACTACGGTACGGCGTGGATCCAGCTCGGCAAGATCGCCGAAGGCTCGACGACCTCCAAGGCTTCGAGCGGGTTTAAGGCGACCGGCGACGGTCCGCTGTTCACGAACCCGGCGTCGATCTTCTAATCGTCGTGGTCACGCTCTCTGGCGGAGCGGGTCGTGCGTATGTCGGGCACCAAGAGGCGATGGTCCTTGGTGCCTGGCATATCGCGTACAACGATGTCGTGGATCTCGGGAACCGTCGATACGGCCTCGGATCCGCGACAATCGATCACGCGAACGAGTTCTGGGCATTGATGCCGATCACTCACCTCGTCCTCCGGTCGGGGACCCAGGCATGGACGTGGAGGGAAGTCGAAGTCAAGTTAGGAATGCTTCTCGAGTTCAACGTCACAGGAGACCCTGAAATCTCAGAGTGGAGGGAGTAGTCAACATGGCGCACGATAGGTTCTGTTTTCCCGGTACCAAGCGCATCGATATCTCGGACGGCGATCACATCGTCGTCAAGACCGGACTCACTGCCGGCGAGAAACGGCGCATGGACAATCTTGCGGTCACGCCGATCATCGATAACGGCAAGTACGTCGGCGACCGCGTCGACTTCACCGAGTACGAATTCCTCCGGACGGACCTCTGGATCACCGATTGGTCGATCACCCGTGAGATCGACGGGAAGGTCGTCAAGATCCCGAAGTCGGTTTCGTCATTGAAGGCGATGGAAGAGGAAGACTTCGAAGAGATCAACCAGGCCGTCTTCAAGCACATCATGGAGTGGATGCAAGCAAAAAAATCCCTGAGGGCCGCGAGGAACGCGGGCGGCAATTCGCTACCCTCGAAGAGTACAACTCTGCCGTCCTCCGAAGCGACATCTCCCTCATCAAGTGGCTCGGATTCACCTCCTACGACGCACTGATGAACGCGCCGGAGGAACTGATCGTCGAAGCGATCCGTTGGATGAACGACATCGAAGAAGAACGGATCCACGAGGAACTGCGTAACCTGTAGAGGCATTCATGCCGATTAGCGTAGGCGAGGTTAATGCAAGCATCCGCTTCGCAATAGCGAGCTCCGAGCTCGATGCGGCGAAGTCTAAGCTGAAGGAGCTCGCCGACGAATTCAACGCGACCGGTGGAGCGGCGACGATCTCCGGTCAACGCATCCTCGCGACGATGGGTCCGCTACAAGAGCGGATTGAAGCCATCCGCATGGATGCGGAGAAGCTCCGGATCGAGATCGCCCAGTACGAGACGTCGACGGGCCTCCGGGCGATCAAGCAGCAGGCGGATCAGGCGTCTCAGTCGTTCGACCAGATGCAGATGCTCGCGTTGCGCATGGGCGAACGGATGCTCATGCTGTACGCGTTGAAGGCGTCTTTCGACTTCGTCAAGGGGATCTACGAAGCCGCAGACGCCCTCGTCACTCTGTCGGACAAGACGGGGATGTCGATTACGTACCTGCAACAGCTCCAGGCGACGGGGGTCGGTACCTCCGAGAGCACGAAGGAGCTGGGCTCTGCGATCGAACACCTTGACAAGAACCTCGAAGAGATGAAGGGTGGAGACGCCCTGAAGGAGATCGGGATCACGTTCGGTGACATTTTTAAGATGAATCCGGACCAGCGCTTCGAGCAGGTTGCGTTGAAGATCGCAGCGATTCAGTCGCCTGCGGAACGGGCCCGCTTGGAGATCCAACTCTTTGGGACGGACGGCATCGATCCCCTGATCATGAAGATCGGGCAGTTGGGGCCGGCACTCACGAAGATGGACACCGCAATGGACGAGACGACGGTCCGTGCACTGTCCGACGCGAAACGCTCGTACTCCGAGTTCGGCACGATGCTCGAGGGACTCGGGGCGAAGATGCTGGATACGGCATCGAAGTCCGTTGCGCTCGCCGCTTCGCCGATCTTCGTCCTCTGGAAAGCGGGCATCCCCGGGCTCATGGACGCGATCAAGAACTCGGATATGTTCGCCGCGAGCCTTGACCACGTCGCCGACTCCGCACATAAGGTCCCGCCGGTTCCTCCGCTCATGGGTCAGGCGTTCATCGACAGCCTGAAGGTTCAGATCCCCATGACGAAGGAGCAGACGGCTGCTCTTGACCAGCTCCGGGCGATGGGCGAGCTAACGTACCAGAACGCGGTGAAGGCGACAGCACAGAACCAGATCAGCGAAGCCCAGTACAAGAACTACGAGAAGGCGGTCAAGGACGCGGCCGCTGCCGAACGTGCGCACGAAGCGGATATCAAGAAGTCCGTTGAAGCATACGAGCACTATACAAAGGTCATCGACGAAGTCCTTTCCGCCGGTACGTCCTGGAAGACCACCATCGCCGGGATGAACTCCGAACTTCACGAGCATGTGAAGACGCTCTTGGAAGCTGGAGTCGGTGAGAAAGCGATCGAAGAATGGACTGGTGCTACCGCAACGCAGACGCATGCGGTCGTCAAGGAACTGCACGACGAAGCGGAAGCCCGTGCTCTCGTGAGGCGCACCGCTGAGGACGAAGCGAAGGTCCTCGCTCAGCTCGCGATGATCAAGGCCGACTACGAAGCCTCTGACCTCCAGAAGGTCTTCGCGAACAACGAGCGAAAGTACCAGGACGCCGTCGCCACCGCCCAGAAGATCGGGATCGTCGACGCGAAGTACTATAACGACCTCGCACGTCTACGCAACGCCGAGAACGACGCGGCTGAGAAGAACTTGGCGGACCGCGATCAGAACTCTCGGTCGCACTACGTCAAGATGTTGCAGGATGCGATCGACTACTACCAGGCTCTCGAGATGGACTCGTCAAATCACACAACCGCCGAAATCGCTCGGGCGAAGTTGGAGGTCGACGAGAAGCGGAAGCTCCTCCAGAATTGGAGTCGAGACGCAACGACGCTGCTCTCACAGGGGACGAATGCTGCGACCGTCTTCGTCAGCAACTGGCAGGAAGGCCTGATGATGATGGATCAGGGGCTTGACGCCTCGAACATCAAGGTCCGAGGCCTGACGGGCGAGGTCGAGAGCCTCACCGACGCGATCAAGGAGTTCAACAGGGGGAACTCCATCACGTACGACATCTCGACAGCTAAAGGAGTCGCCGACCTCCACAAGATGAACCCGAAGCTGCGAGACAACTTGTCGGACAGTGATCTGATGGCCCTCGGTCAACAGGGGTTTACGATCCAGGACCTCGTCGCCGCAGGCTTCCTCGACTTCAACGCCGGACTCGCCGAGATGTTCGGTCAGACAGACCGGTACACCGGAACTCCGAACCCCGCGATCGACGCGGCACTTCAGAAGATCCATGCGGGGACCGCATCGCCGAAGACGCCTCTCGTCACGCCAACGAACAGCCCACTCGCTCCGACGTCTGCAGGAGCCGGAGGTGCTCAGGTCGGGATGTCGAACACGTTCAACGTGAACGGAACGGCGGACGAAGTCGCACAGAAAATCGCTGACAAGATCAAGCAGCAGCTGATGGCGAAGGTTACGCTTACTCGCAAATTCGGGACGGCTTCCTAATGGCGAAAGAACGTAACATGATCGGGTTCGAACTCGGGACGATCGACGAGTTCAGCATCTTCGCAGCGGGCTGTTCGCTCGTGAACGATCCTGCTGGAATCACGCCGCGCACGGGCCTGTGGTTCCTGCGGATGGCGCCGACGGCACAGCAATCGACGGTCAACATCGTTTCGGACGGAACAGTCCTGAACGGGAGCTACGCAGGATCCGGTCACCTGCGGATTCATGTTCGGATGTTTATCCGTATCAATACGTACCCGTCAAGCTCACTTCAGTTCGCCGACTTCGGTACGATCTGCAACCTGTTCATTGGTACGACCGGGCAGTTGGCGGTCAACTTCACTGGGCATGCTGCAACGGCTGGTCCGACGGTACCGATCGACGGTGCATGGCACCAGATCGATCTCGACTTCGACATGGACGGGAACACGCCGGCGACCTCGACATTCTCAGTCCAACTCGACGGCGGATCGCTGACGACAGTCACCCAGGTGAACGCCGGTCCGTTCGGTTGCGGCGATATCAACCTGGGTATCAACACGAACAACACGTTCTCGATCGACGTAGACGACTACGTGATGTTCGCCGCGAACCTGACAGACGCTGCAAGCACGCTTGTACTCCCGACGCAGAACCACATCGTCCCGGTACCGATCGTTACGCAAGGAGCGACGAATCAGTGGACAGGCAACTATACCGCGGTCGAGGACATTCCGCCGTCGACATCCCCCGACACGTTTCAGGCTGGAACTGCTGTTGGCCAAAAGGTCACGTGGCAGAAGGATCTGCACCAGTGGAACGACATCACGAATCTCGTCGCCGGGATCAAGATGTATACGTACGTCCGGATGCAGGGGAGCGGAACGAGTTCGGTCCAGGTCATAATCAATAACGTCATCGTCAACACGATCACGAACTTCCCGTTGATCCCAGCGGGGTACCCGACAGGAGCGAGAGTCCGAGGCGGCTTCGACTGGAACACGTACGATCCGGTTACATACGACGGCATCGAGCTCGGACTCATCCAGAACGGTACGCTCCAGGCGAACGCCGGCGGTATCTTCGCCGAGGTCCTGTGCGATGTCACAGCCACCCCGAACGTTAAGTTCGACACGCTCACTCCGAACAGTGGGTCGACGGCGGGAGGGACAGTCGTTACGTTCACTGGTACGTTCTCCCGGAAGACCGGAGGGATCTCCTTCGGGGGATCTCCGTTCACAATTACGAACATCTCCGTAACGCAGATCGTAGGGACGACGTCAGGGCATGCTGCAGGAGTCGTCGACGTCACCGCGTACCAGACAACGGTCTTCCCTCAGGGGTATACCTACGTCAGTGGGATCGCCGGGATCGTCTTCGTCGAGCCGAACGCCCGGTTCAATCCTGGGCACTCGGCGGAACGCCGTCTGGACAATACGCCGGGGCAGTTCAAGTTCGAGACGACGGCGGCTCTTGCTGCTGGGTCTCCGTTGAAGGTTGTTGGGCAAGGCTCTACGCAAATTGTCAACGGCGTAGCCGTCCGCAGCACGCGCATCGTCGAGGCGAAGCGTACGAGCCTAAAGACCTCGATCGAGGGGACGGATCGGCAGTACTACCTGAACCGCCGACTCGTCTACGGCACGTGGGTAAACACCGCCGCAGACCAGGTCCTCACGGCAATCCTCGCGACCTTCGCCCCAGACTTCAGCCCCGGCGGGATTCAGGGCGGGATGCCGTCGATCAGCGTTCAGTTCGCACGTGACGCAAACGTCTCCGAAGCGTTCTCGAAGATCATGCAGGGGATCGGCGGACACTGGTTCATGGACCTGAACGGTGTCATGCACGCGTATATCGGAGTTCCGATCGGCATCGCCGCCCCTGACACGCTCGACAACAATAATCGGAGCATCCAGTACGACCCGCAGATCCAGTGCGTAACCGATCTCTCGCAGATCCGGAATCGTGTATACGTACGTGGTCGTGGCAACCCGGCAGCGGTTACAACAGGGACTCCCTTCTTCAACGCCTGGTGGAACGTCAACGCCCCGCTCTTCGACTTTACTCTCGCACCGAAAGGCGCGGAGACGAATGCGGGGGTGAACGTCCTAACGCTCAGCGGCTGGCGTCCGTCCTACGGCGGGTTCTACACCGGACCTAGCGGGCACGGTCAGTTCTCCTTCGCCACGAACTCCGGGATCTGGCGGAACTTCGCGAATACGCAGGCGATCGTTCCCGGGAATGGGTTCGACTACGTCGGAACGTTTCCGGGGTATGGCCCTGCGAGTATTACGAACATCCACGCCCTAATCGCGATCGAGAACCCACACGATCCCCGGATCACCGGCTTCACCCTCTACCGGATGCGTCAGGCCGTCGACATGTCCACGTGGTACCTCGTCGGGACGATCGCAATCGATCCGACTGGAGCGAACCAGTACACGTTCCACGATGACATGGATGAAGCTTCGCTTCTGGCCGGAGGCGTTCCGGTTCCTCAGCCGAACACGACCGGCGACACCTCTCAGACGATCTACGTCATGCAGGAGGATACGGTCGCCCAGGGCAAGCTTGCAGCGATTGAAGGAGGCGACGGAATTCACGAGTACCAGATCAATGACCCGTCGATCCAGACGACAGCGGATGCTACGTCGCGAGCCCTCGCAGAGCTCGCACTCTTCGCGAACCCGATCGTCACGTTCGACTACTACACCCGTGACCAGAAGTCGCTGCCAGGAGCGATCGTCCACATCAACCTGCCGGACATCGGGCCAGTCGGCGACTACCAGATTCAACAGGTGACGGTCGACCAGGTCAAGAACTTCAGGCGCGGAATCGACTTCCTCGTGGAACGGTACCATGTCATCGCATCAAGCGTTCGATTCACTATTGATGATCTTTTCCGCCGCGTGCTCCTTACCGATACCCCTTCGTCGGCGTCGACGTCGGGGAACGTGGCGTCGGTTATTCCGCAGCCAGCTGCACCGACGACTGGGACAGTCACGCATATCGGTGAGGGTGTTACGGGAACCGTAAACGGGATTAATACGCTGTTCACGACACTGGCTCCCTACACGGCGAACAAACTCGCGGTGTACCGAAACGGTGTTCGCCAACAGCGGACTGCGGACTACACGGAGACGACGCCAGCATCCGGAACCTTCACCTTCGTAACCGCACCGACAACAGGAGACGTTATCACGGTGGACTATGTTTAACAAACAGAAGCTCACGCGCCTGTACTTCCTCCACTTCCCGTGGATCGTTGTCGCGGTCCTCATGTGCTTCCTTCTCGGAGGCGCTGCTGCGCAGACTCTGATCAACGGGAACCAGATCCAATCGCATACAGTGAAGGCCCTCCAGCTGGACACTCCGGGCGTAACCGCTGCAACTTACGGCGACGCTACGCACGTCGGACAGTTTGCCGTAGCGGCAGATGGTCGACTGACCTCGGCAACGAACGTCGCGATCACGGGAGGCGGCGGAGGAACTGGAACGCCTGGAGCCCTCGTTCTGATCTCCCAGATCGTGACGAGCGGGTCGCAAGCGACGGTAGACTTCGCGAGTATTCCAGCAACGTACCGTAACCTCATCGTCATGTGGCAGGCGGCGGATACGCAGGCGGGAACGAATTCCGTTTCGTTGAATATGAAGGTTAACGCCGACGGCACCGCTGCGAATTACACCGGCGTGTTCCGGTACGGCTCCCAGAACACGGCAACGTTCGGGTCGAACCAGGCACCGACTACATCAGGTATCCAGGTAGGGTTCATGCCTCAATCTGGGAACACGAGTATGCTCGGGTCGGGGGAGGTCAGCATCTTCGACTATACTAACACGTCGTTCCACAAGCGCGTGAACGGGTGGGCGAATGGTGAAGACGGTACAACTAACGGTACAGAATGGTCGTTCAATTCCCGCTGGAAGAATACGGCCGCAGTCAACGAGCTCACGTTCCTCGCCGGAGGCACCGCCTTCCAGAACGGCACGGTGTTCTCCCTCTACGGCGTGACGTCTTCGACTTCCAGCTCGCCGACTAACGGGGCTCTCGTCCTTCTCGAGCAGCACACGGCAAGTGCGAGTGCGACAGTCGACTTCACTCAGTTCTCGACGACCTACGACGAGTACATTATTGAGTACATGAACGTCGTCCCTGCGACGAACAACGTTTCGTTCGAACTCTTGATGTCGACGAACGGAGGGTCGTCTTACGACACGACAGCCGGGCACTACAAGTACGCGAGTTACATCACGAACGATACAGGTGCGTTCTCGACGAACTCGGTCGGGAGTAATAGCGCCGCATTCATCCAGATGGCAGCGAACCTGAGCAATCTTGCCGACGGCACATCCGGTACGATGCGGCTCTGGAATCCCCAGCAGACGGCAAGCAACCACGCGATCGACGGAAACTTCAACTACCTGAACAACGACACGAACCGCTATCGCGGGATGATGACCGGGTACTTCGCCCAGACGACAGCGTATAATGCCGTTCGCTTCGTAATGTCGGCGGGGAACGTTTCGAGCGGTACGTTCCGGATGTACGGCGTCTCGAACGTTCTGGGCTCAGGAGGAAGTGCGGCGGGGAAGGTTCTCCTCGAACAGCATACTGCGAGTACGAGCACGTCGCTGGACTTCACTACGTGTATCTCGTCGTCCTACGACTCGTACGAGTTCGAGTTCCTGAACGTTCTACCGGCGACGACTGGTTCCACCCTTAACCTCCGGATGTCGACGGATGGCGGGGTCACGTACGACGCGGGTGCGAATTACCGACACGCGTACACGTTCTCAAACACGAACAACGCGGGAGGCACGAGCGGTAGTAACGGTGAGACCGGTATGGTGTTCATGGGCGGAATCACTAACACCGCATCCGACGGAGGAGGTAGCGGGTACCTCCGGATGTTCAATCCCGCGAGTACGAACACGAGACAGTTCGAATTCGGAAGCTCGTTCCGATTCACCGACACGTTCTGGTACCACATTCACGGTGCTGGGCAGTGGACGAATACTACGACCGCCGCCAACGCAGTTCGCTTTCTTATGAGCGCGGGAAACATCACTAGCGGTACAATCCGCTGTTACGGAATGGGCAAATGATCCCGGAGGTCCGCGGAATGTCGCACGAAGCACTCGGTGAACTGGTCGACGAACTCGATCGGAAGTATCAAGCTGGTCATCAGCGGCTCCGTCAGGAGCTGGAGGAACAGGGACAAAAGATCGAGTCGAACTACACCTTCTTCCGAGATCGTTCGGAACAGGACCGCCGTCGGATGTCCGAACTGGCAAAGGACATCGAAACTCTCGGGAGGGCCCCCGTGAATGTTGACAAGATCATCTTCTCACCCCGTGTGGTATTTACGATAGTCGTTTCTCTGTTGTCCATCTACGGGTTCTTCCTAGCGTCGACTTCCAGCATGAGGACAGACATCCACGACCTCGCGCAGAAGTACGACTCGCAGCAAATCGTGAATAAGGCCCACACGGAGCTTCAGGACATGCAGCAGCAGTCTCTGCAGACTGACGTCGCCGACCTGAAACACCAGCTCCAACAACAGCAGATCGAAATCGCGAACCTGAAGACTCAGCTCGCGCAGAAGGGAGTATCCCGATGACCATCGAAACCGGAAACGCCCTCGGACTGGGATGCCCTCCTGGCTCCGCCACCCAGCTCACGTCCCTCGTCAACCTGATCCAGGCGAAGAACGTCGGGCTTATGACCCGGACTCAATGCGTAGTCGCTGCAAAGCGGATTCTCGCCGCGTACAACGACTTCAAACTGGTCCCGTCGATCATCGAGGAGTGCAAGAAGTGATCGCTGACGACCTCATCCGGGAGGCCCGGAGATTCCTCGACGTTCGGGAGACTGATCCGAACTGTGGGCTCTGGGTCGAGTTCTTCCAGAGGTTCTGTAACGGAACGTCCGGGACGAGTTGGTGTGCGGACTTCGTCTCGACTCTGCTGAACCTCGTATACTACGGGATTCCGCCGCTACCGCGGACCCAGTCGACGATTACGATGCTTCGCGTCGCCCAGCTGAAGAAGATGGACGTGACGGAGCCGATGGTCGGGGACCTCTTCTTCATGGTCACGCTTCCGACGAAGGTCCCGCATCACGTTGGAATCGTGACAGGCGTCTCCCCACTCACAGGCATCGCCGGGAATACCTCACCGAATGGGATGTCCTCGAATGGAACGGGAGTGTATGAACACCCGCTTACGGCGGATCCGGCGACGTACGTATTCGTCCGTTTGCCGGAGGTGAACTAGTGCCTGAGATCAATGGCCTTGGGCGGCTCGGGGCAGGAGTTGCCGGTGGAACCATCTCAATCGACAACGGTGCAATTGCATCCGGCGGCGGCGCCTGCTGGATGGACGATGACAACCTCGTGTTCGGCGGGCCGAGCGCTGGTGGCGGCTGGTACTTTCGCAAGTATACGGTTTCGACAAAGACGTTCACGGACATCGACCCGAACGGACCGAACTTCGTGGCTGCGGGAGGTGGTCGCTACGCGTTTCAAGGAGCGGCTCTTGTTACGAACGGCTGGCCATTCACTCCGGCGACGTCACGCATGTCCCTCTGCATCACAGACGGTCGCGGAGCGGCGAATCCTGAAGGACTGGTTGCCCTGTGCACGGACGGGTCGTGTACGAGATTCAACGTATACGCTCCCGGAATCCCTGAGCCGATCGACAGCGTGCCCGGTGCAGCCTACAACCTCTGCCTCGTGCGCCCCGGCGCCTACGTCTGGGACGGAGGAGAGTACGGGTATCACGTCGACCTCCCCATCGCATGTACTCGTCGACGAGTCGTTACCCTCAACGGCGTCGACTGGATCGTAGGCTGGTCCAACGCCCTCGGCGTGTTCGCCGCGCCCAACGGGTCAAAGGACGGATACATCATCGTCCCCTCCCCGGGGCTCGCCTACTACCACCAGGCCCGCGTCGTAGGCGGCCGCCTCCTCATCGCCTGGTCTACCACCCAAGGCGAAGCCCTGGGGACGAACGCCATCGTCGCGGTCGACATGTCGAAGCCGCTGCAACCTCTGGTTCCGACTCCAGTCGTTCCGACGTTCTCGTTCAACCACCCAGTGATAGTCGCGCCGTTCAAGGATCCGCAGGGTGCGACGGCCGCTCCGATGGAAGTCGTCGTCAACCAGAATCAGCAGACGAAGACGAGACCCGCCTTCGGTGCGGAGGACTCGATCCTGCAGGTCCTACCCGGACAGCTCCAAGGAGTATACAGTGAGAATACCGCTTCCCCGGAAACTCCGCTCACAATTGCGCAGGACCTCCGGACGCGACTGGTCCTATGTCACGACGCGCAGTCTATCTGGACGCCGCCTCCAGGTCTACGTCCATACGACATACCATGCGTGGAACTGTACCTGCTTGTCGGCGAGTCGGCGGCGTCAGCGTACACTCGCTGGGTCCACAACGTCGACGCAGTCCTGAACGCCTGGCGCTACTCGACCATCGCCGTCGTCCCGATGTTCTACTGTGAGGGCGGAGCCCCTCCGAACGAGACGTTCACGGTCGCCCAGGTCTGCGACGCTCTTCAGTACCTCTCGCAGATCGTGAACTCGTCTTCCCGGATCACCGTGATCCTCCCGTTCGAATACCTTCGGGCGAACGGCATCACCGGACACCCGGAACTACAACAGGCATTTGACAATCTCGAAGCCGCTGCAAAGGCGGCTGGTCTCGCAACGCTTCCGCCGATCTCGTCAACCTTCAAGCAACTGAGGAGAGTGAAGATGCAACCGTTCTCCGGCTTCGTCAAGATCAACCAGTGGGGCGCTCCGGAGCTCTACTACACGGGCGTGAACCCGAACGACCCGTCGAAGGCCGTTTACTTCAATCGGCCGAACGAACCGAATCAGGGCGGACCGTGGGAGCTCATCAACTTCACTCCTCAGGGGAACCTGTGGGCGGCGAAGTATGACGCCGCAAGCGTCTGGCTCTCCATCCAGAACAACGGAACGCTGCAGAGCCGGCCTGGTGGAAACAACCCCGGCGCCTTCGAACTCTTCCAGATCCGTCAGGAAGACGACAGTCAGCGGATCATCCTCTACCGCGACGACCTGATCGGCTGCGAACTCTTGGTCGAGGTGAAGCAGTGATCACCTTCCCCAAGCTCATTCGATACGGAGGTTCGCCCACGCCGACGAATCCTCCGACACGGGACGAGATCCTGAACCTGCAAGGGTCGTTCCAGGGGATCTGGTGCGATACCTCATACAATCAACCCGGATCTCGTTGGCGAGGACGCACTCCGCTGTTCGACCCGGCAATCGGATGGTTCGCGCCGTCGGACAGGAAGAACGCATACGCTGCGAAGCGAGCTGCGGGAGATAAGCTCGTCGTTCTGGCCGTTACCGGACAGTACCACGAGAACGACCCGTCGAACTTCTACGAGCAAGTTCCTGGAAAGGACTTCTTCCGTTCCGGCCTGAACGAACTCGTCGACCTGATCCTCGAAGCCGTCCAGCAGGAGGGCATGCGTGGAGTCCAGCTCTGGTGCGGTGGAGACGGACTCGGCGACGGAGTGAACTACAACGACTTCGGCGGAATGACCTACGGCTGGCAATGGCTCATGAAGAACTTCCCCGCAATCTACAAGGGGCTCGAGAGCGTGTCGCCGTGGATCATCTGGCAGGCCGGAGCAGATGGCGTGATCCCCGGATGGGCCGGGCCGGAAAACAACTGGCACCGGGTGAATCAGTGGCTCACGTTCGCGCGAGGGATCATCGGCGACGGTGGGCACCTCGGCACGTACGAGTCCAGCGGGTACTGGGCATGGTCCGGAGAGACGAACGACTACTCCCACGACGAAGGGATGTTGGTCGATCAGATCTGCTTCGAGTTCCCGTATCCGATGGGACCGCCGACGTCGACTCCGCCGGCTGACTTCTGTAACCAGTCGGATGAAGTCCGCGGACCCTTCGATCAGGTCTGGCAGATCTCGAAGCGGGCACTCGGCCCGAACTGGAACCGGCCGCCGGACGAACCCGTCTGCGACGACGGCGGGAAGTCGGGTGGAATTGGCCCCGGGAAGTACGGTCCGCGTTCGCTCCGTGGACAGGAGTACGACACGTACGGGCACGTTCGAAACTTCATCGCGGATGGCGTCACCCAGCAACGCCGTTCGTATCTTTCACAAATCGGTTGGGGCCTCGTAGGCTAGGAGGACAGATGATTCACGTACAGAAGATCGAGGAAGGGCAGGACTCCGACGCGATGCTTCTCGGCAGCGTTCAGACCTGGCTCACGGGGATTCCTCAGCAGCGTCAGACGATCATCTCGATCGTCAAGACGTCGAAGGGGTACGTCACCGTCACGGAAGATCCCGAACCGCCGAAGGAGGGCTAGTGATCACACTCTTGCTTCTTACGGTTCTGCAAACGGCGCCGACGTGCGACGCCTCGCTTCAGGCCCACGTGTATCACCCTCAGCGTCTGAAGCAACTGCAGGAGTGCGTTGCAGTGTCCGGGACGATCGTCGACGCGACGAAGGGCGTACACAAGAACGGGCTACGCCATGAAGCCGACGGGGATACCCACGGATGGCTGAAGGTCGACCCCCAGTTCGAGAACCTCCTCAACGACGGGAACAAGTCGGCGGAAGGCGGGAACCTCGTGTTCGAGATCGTCTGCATGTACTCCGTACACCAGGCCGATGCGAAGAGCGCCTGTAAAGGGTACAAGTCGAAGATTAAGGTTCCTCCGGTTGGATCACAAGTCGTCATTACGGGCGTACTCGTCCAGGATCAGGAACACGCCCAGTGGAACGAGATACACCCGGTAACGTCTATCACGGTAGTGAAGGCCGCAGCCGGCCCGTGGAAACATCGTCTCGAAGACATCGCCTTAGGGGCAGTTGCCGTGACGATCATCGTAGCGTGCGTTTACAGCGGCAGTTGTGCCGGTCTCACTGGAGGATAGATGCTTACAAAGTTCCTGACGTCGCTCGGGTTCACTCGAGACTGGTTCGGGTGGTTGTGGCTCCGGATCATCTCCGCAGCCATGCTCATCGACAGCCTCGGACCGGATGTCGTCACCAACACCCTGAACTACATCGGCGTGCCATGTTCGCCGACTACGGTTCATCGCGTAATGTTCGCGGCGGTCGCTCTGTTGTGGATCGCCGGGAAGCAAGCACACAGCGGACTGAAGAGCTCTGCGGAGATGAACAGCGTCACCCCACCATCACAGAAGGAGACAGGAGTATGAAGATGCCTATTCGCACCCTCGTGTTCGTCGCTCTGGCGACTTTCGCCGTCAGCTGTACGAAGACGCCCCCGGTCGTCAACCCACCGGCTCCGGGCGTGCTCACACCAGCGCAGGTCACGGAGATTCAGAAAGGACTCGACTCCGTCCAGGCGATCGCCGAGCTCGTGTCGGTCGCGTATCCTCAGGTCGTGACGGCGAAGGACGTTCAGGTGATCAACAAGTTCCACGATGCGGCAACGACGACGTTGACGGCAGCCGCAAGTGGGTGGAAGACGACACTTGACACGGCTCTCGACCAGGTCATCGCGAACCTCTCAGCGAATGCGAAGCTGAAGTTGACACCGTACTTCAACGTCGTGAGAGCCGCGGTCGACAACTTCGTTCCGGGACTTCCGTGACGTTCCCTCCTGGAGCGCTCAGCGCAGACGTGATCGCCGCGGCGGTCCACCGAGACCTGGACTCCGCGCTCAACACGATCCCAGCGGGTCAGCATGGGGCGCTCTTGCTCCATGTTAACCTCGAATCCGGCAAGCCGACAGGAGGGTTCACCGTCGCAGAGAAAGTCGGGGACAACTGGGCAGTCGCGTTCGACGGGTCCGTAGGCCAGTCGAACGGTCACCTCGATCCAGCTGTGGGACTCGCGGTGAAGGGATCCTGGTAGATGAGCCGGAGGGCAGAAAGGTAGGTAGGGATGCCGGAGAACAAACGGAAACAGGGCATGATCGCGATGTACAACCACCTCGCGTTCATCCACCTGTTCGAGCAGGAGTTCGCGAAGGACCCGAAGCTGACGCCAAACGGTCTTCGCGCGACTCTCTGGAACGCACACAAGGAGCGCATCGCGAAGGCGAAGGCGGCTCACGCAGCCAATCAGAAGGGAGGAAAGTAGCCATGGGCATCCTCATCGTCTGGATGGAAGAGGCGGAGCAGGCAGCAGGCGTCTTCGGTGAAGCGCAGGCGAGACTGGCGGCCGCGGAGCAGGATCTCATCGACACGGCGTTCGCGGCAGGCGCGACGGTGCTCGGCGGGATCTACTACTTCTTCGGTCAGCAGAACGCAACTCCGAACATCGCGCAGTTCGGTCCGGGCTTCGGTCCGGTGTGCGTCGCGACGAGAGCCGACGGAAGCGTGGTGCCTCCGGGAGGAGGGGACGAGGATGACGACGTCCTCTTCGACTGGGACTACTACGACGACTGGTCGGATGATCCGGGCGGCGGACCTCCCGGAGTGTAGTTCGCGTTCGACGAGATCCTGTCGAGACTCGAAGAACTGACCGCTGGGAACCCTCGCTGCCCCGGTGAGGGAGGTTGGTGTCGACGATCGGCGGCAGGTAGGCGGGGAGGGCTGACAACCCTTCCCCGCCGATTTCTTCTAGGTGACATTAGCTCCCGGTCACCATCATACGATCACCCCCGTTCAGATCTCCTTTTCGTCGACGAGTCCACCCTGCCAGTGGCCTCCATCGTCGGTTGTCGTTCCGTCCCACCGTACGGTGTACCAGAAGGTGTTCGAGTGCAGGTTGTACGACGAGTCCTTGCGAACGCCGACGACGACGCCTCTCTTCCACCCCGTTCGCTCCGCGAAGTTGTTTCGGTTGACGATTGCTCGGGCGACACGGTCCCCGATCTGCCAGCGCTGCGTCTCACTCATACGAGGTCCTCACGGAGGAAGTGGTCGGCCATGGGCGAGATGAAAGAGCCGGTCGTCGTCCGCCCTTGATGCTCGATGAAGAGGATCTGATGCAGGAAGCGCTGTGGCTCCGCCTCCATCGCCGCTCGCCAGGCGTCGTTCAGGTTCTTGACGGAGGTCGTTGCTCCGTGCTCGTCCATCAGGTCGATAACGGAGCAAGGGCCGAATTCTCCAGCGGTGAAGCCGGTGATCATCATCGCATGGGAGAAGTATTCCTTCACCTTGATCCAGTCTTTCGACCGTTTAAGCGGACGGTACATCCCGTTCTTCCGCTTGAGGATCAGGCCTTCACCGCCTCGGGCTCGAATCTCCCGGAAGGCATCGGTTGAGACCGGGTGAAGCTGGGAGACGAAGACGATGTCTGACGGCATCGTGGAGGCATGTCGTTGCAAGAGCGAACGTCTGTACGACTGATCGTAGTTCAGCGTGGTCTGTCGTCCTCCGGTCGACGTACACTCTTCCAGGATGTCGAAGGCTGCAAGCACGAGCTTGTCCTCGTTCTCGAGGGCTTTCGTATCCGTCGAGACGCCGCCAGGTACGAAGAACTCTCCGTCGATGAGAGCGGGTTTCCAGCCGCGGAGCCCTTCCTTGATCTGCTCCGGGATCCCGACTTCGTTCCCGACGCGGGACCACGCCGTCATCTTCGCGATGTCGATGATCCGACGGTGTCCGTTGTACTTCTCCTCCGCGAACCAGCCGTCCGACGAGAAGTCTTCGACGGTCTTGCCCTCCGGCATCCCGCTCGCGAGCATCGGCTGAACCGGGCACATGTTGATGTTCAACGCCGTCTTCGAAATCTTCCCGCCGTTGAACTCGCGGATCATCTCTTTCGTGTGCTTGCACTCTCTCGGAGTCGCCTTCGAGTACTTATACCCCTTACACTCGTTCCCGGGGGTCATGTCGCACTCGCTCGTCCCGTCTTCGTAGAGCGTACACGTGTAGAACGTGCCCGGACTACTCTTGCTCTCGAACTTCTGCGTCCGGCGTACCTTCCGCTGGATCTCCGTCATTCGGCCTCCTTAAGTCAGCTACGCTGACGCCAATCTTCCGTAGACGCTTGTACAGCGTCGTGTACGAGAGCCCCAGCGATTTCGCGACCGCGAGCACTCCCTTCTCCTTCACCTGAGCGACGATGTCTTCGGGCAGTCTCGCCGTCCGATTCGCTCCTCCGCGTCCGCGGACCGCCGTCGCGCGTCGCCCCAGCGCCAAGCGGATCGTGTTCCGGCTTACGCCGAACCTCCCTGCTAAGTCGGCAATCGATAGCTTCTGCCGGTCGTACAGATCCGCCCACATCTCCTCCTCCGAGGCGAAGCCGAGGCGGGTCCAGGTCGTCGTCCAATCAATCACGGTTTCACCTCCGGAGCTTTCTCCCTCCAGTATCCACAGTCCCGGCACCTCCACCACGTTCCGTACACGTAATCGAACGTCCCCGACCAGCACCGGACGATGTTGAAGGCAGGTCCGAGTCGAAGAAGCTCCCTTCGATTCCGACGGGCAACGATGAGGACGGAGGAATGCTTCACTCCCACCCTTCGGGCATCAGGGTATACCTCTTTGACGCCGCATCCCACTCCACCAGCTTCGCTTCGCGCAAGGTTGTCATACATCGCTTGAAGTTCTCCACGTTCATCTTGTTCTTGTTGAGGCGGAGCAGAGCGACGTGTTCCAACGTGCCGCCAGCGTCCCGCAGCTGCCGGAGAATTCGTCCCTGGTCGATCCCCTGCGACGTCTCCGTCATTTCGTCGAAGGTGTTCGGAAGGTAGGTTTCCAGCCACTCGAGGATCTTGTCCGCGAGGATCAGGTCGGTGTCCGAGATTTCCAGAGCATCGATGTCGGCGGCAGTCCGCATGATCATCGCTAGGCGGATGATGTGGTCCGGCTTACGCTCGTGATACCCCGCAAACTGCTTGTCTCCTCGCAGCGCCGGCCTCGTCTGATACCAGTGCATGTACCAGTCGTGGGCGGCTTTGGAGAACTTGAAGACCCCCTTCTTCCGCTTCATGCGGCTCAGGGCCGCCGTCAGCTCCTTCCTCTTCTCATCCGACATCGTCGGCGGAAGCGGGAACACCCGTGCCGTACTCTCCTGGACAACGAAGAGGAAGCGGGACATGAACCCACCGCCAAACGCGTCCTTCGGAATCGCCGTCTGAATCCAGTCGAGTGTGCTGCAGACGACAACGCTGAGTGCGACGTTGTTGAGTGACATCTCACCGCGACCAACTGTCCGGGAGGACCACGTCTTCGGGCAGTCGAGCAGGCTCGTCAGCAAGGGAATCATCCCCTCCTGATACTTCTGCTTCCCGAGGAAGACAGCAAGCTCCGGAGCGTAGACGAGGCCGACGGCGTTCGTCGAAGACTTCAACGCGTCGACGAGGGCCTCAGGTGTCGCCTTATCCGCGAGAAGGGTTCCTCCGGTCTTCTGGTACAGCTTGATCGCTAGGTTGCAGGCGGACGTCTTTCGACAGCGTCCGCTCGGCGCGATAATCATCACGCACATGTTCGGGAAGACTTCGTACGCTCCTTTGTCGAAGGCAACGTTCCGCCCTAGCGTCGCACCAATGACAGCGCAACCCGCGAAGAAGTGGAACACCGTCGGCGGCTCGGTTTGTCGGGTCCACTCGATATAATCCGCAATCCATCCGCTTCGCGGGACGAGAGCGTCGAACTCCGTCCGTTTGTCAATCCGCTTGAGGGCGAGGTCGACGTCCTCCACTGTCTTGCCGAAGGCCTGCGCCACCGCACTGATAACAGACGCCGGCTGCTTCGCCCTAGGCAGTTCCAGAATCCACTTACATACGTCTGCAAAGAGATCCTCCGTCGCCGCTTTCTTCGGAAGTTTGTGCAAGAGCCGCATCAAGCGACTCAGCTTCTGCCCGGGTGTCTTCGGCTCCGTTCCGAGCTCGCTTAGTCGGAGCGCCTGGGGTATCCTCGTCATGCTTCTCCGTTACACACCTTCTTCAGGAACATCGTGTTCTCGTACGCCAGATCCTTCTGCTCTTGCGTCACCTCCTCGATTTCCAAAAGCTCCTTCTGCGGGATCGACTTCCGCACGTCCTCGAGGTCTGAAAGACGCTTCCCGAGCATCGCCCACTTGAACGCTTTCCCCGTGTCGACGGACCACGTCACGCTAGTGTGTTGGTGCGAAGCCGCTGCAAAGTGCCGGAGCTCGTCAAGGGTGTTCACGCCGAGAAGGTGAATCCGGCGGAAGTGCGTCATCGCTTCCTGATGCTCCAGGAACCACCGGAGACGCGGAAGGCGGAATGGGAGAAGGAGCATGCTCGTGGTTTCGTAGTACGTCTCCAATGCGATCTGTCGGTCGATCGAGTCCTCTCCGCACATGACGCCGACGACGGCGATTCCCGTCTCGGAGAAGAGTCTCCGTGCCCGCTGGAACTGATACGTGTTCCAGGAGGTGTCACCGAGCCGATCCGGAGGGATGACGTAGTCAGCTCGGCATCGTGCTGCGGCATCCTTCAGCTTCTCAATCGGCAACGCCTCGCCGAGTTCGTGCATGGAGTTGTCCAGGATCAGCGTACGATCCCGATGCCTGTTCTTCAGGCGGAGCGCGTACGTTGCGTCGTCCAGGACCTTGTGCGCAAGTACGAAGTCGAGGTCCGCCCACGAGCTCAGGTGCCAGTGAGCAACTGGGATTTCCGTCGCAAGCTGGATCACTTCGCCTCCTTCGGCTTGAAGAGCGAGATCGTGTCCGTCCCAGCGGACAGGAACTCGTATACAGCCAGGGCTTCCCGTCGAGGGTCGGATCCGAGGGCGGCTTGCAACGCGATCCTCGCCAGCGGCGGGAGTACACGATCCATCTTGTAGACGACGTGTGTCTTCCCGTTGCGGCTCCGCCAGCCGTCGTGCAGCTGAAGCTGAAAGCGTTCGCCGATGATCGAGCGGGCCCCGACTCCAGAGAGGTCGACGAAGTCTCCGAAGTTGATCTCGTCGAAGTCACAGAGGAGTTCGTCCTCCGCTCCTTTGTAGAGCGTGCACCCGACTGCTTCTGCAATCGCCTTCAGGTCTTCGAGACTGTTCACCTTGTACCCTTTCCCCTTCTCGAACTTGTCGACTGTGTCCACGTATCCCTCCTTAAGCGGCAATGCCAAGGTACTTCTCCAGTTCATCACGCTGCTTGATCTTCTCCGGGTTCTTCGACTTGCACATCGCCCAGTCGGTACCAGCGTGAAGGTCCGCAGGGCAGAACCAGCCGTTCGGGTAGTGCTTCCGTACGTTCTCCGGGTGGTCGCTGAAGTTGACGATCAGGTCCCAAGGCTGTTGCATGACCGTCTTGATGCAGAGGGCGGCTTCCTTGACGACGTCCTTGTGACAGTGGACGACGACTTCGTCGTGAACCGTCAAGACGAGATCCGCACCCTTCGGCAGCTGTTGGTCGAGCTGGATGACTTCTTCGTACATCATATCGGCTGCAGTCGATGACGGAGGGAAGTTGTAGATCTCCGTGATCTCCCTGGTGTACCACCAACGGCGCCGCATGAACGGATTGGCCAGGTACTGCTGCTTCTTCACGAGCTCCGGGAGACGCTCACGCCACTCGCCGAAGACCTTGAACCGTGCGAAGAAGTTCCGGATGAACGTTTCGACGTCGGTGAATGGGAGGTTATTCCCAGCCGCAATGCTAGCCGCTCCCCGACCGTAAGCGAGGCCGTAAACGATGAACTTCGTGAGGTCGCGCTGGGCCTTCGTGACCGAGGCGATAGGGACGCCGAACGCCTCAGCATACGATGCTTTGTGTATGTCAGCCCCGCTCGCGAGTAGCTCCAAGCCCACAGGGTCGCCAGACAGCACCATCGAGTTGCGCCATTCAATCTGAGAGGAGTCGGCGCTGAGGAGAACGTATTCGTCAGAATCCGGGATCCACATATCCCGCATCTGCTCGGGCACGTTTTGAGCGTTCGGGTCCCAACCGTTGAATCGGCCATTGGCTGCCTTGCTCACTCCGAATTTGGGGTGCAAGCGTCCGAGCTCGAGGCCACGTCGGACGTATGTACTGTTCATCTTGTCCATGTGACGGATGTTCACGATGGACATCAGGATCGCGTTCTCGGGGGCGATCTGCGAGAGCCGTTCGATCGCGTCTTTGTCAGTCGTCGGGACCCGCCCCCGCTTCTTGTCGATCTTGTACTGGACGGGTAGGCCGAGCTTGTCGTAGAGGAGCGCCTTCAGCTGTTGGGGAGAATTCAGGTTGAGGAAGGGATCGCCCAGTCCCTCCTTCAAGACCTGCTCTTGTCGCCGGGCTTCCCGCTCGAGGACGATGCTCCAGCGGGCGGCTCGGTCTTCGTGGATCCGAACGCCTCGTGTGGTCATCTTCCGCAAGGGCCTGTGCACGGGAAGTACATGCTTGTAGTACAGGTCGTACATTCCGTACGAGATCAGCTCCTGCTTCAGGCCCTGAGGGCCGTAGGCCGAACGGTCCGTCGCGATGACGTCAAAGCCACAGACTCCGCGCTTGTCGTTGCGATAGTTTTCCTTCGACTTCCAGTATTCGAGGTCTGTGTAATTCGACGCGATAAACGCGAGGTCTTTTTCCGTGCCCCGCGCTCCAGCATAGGACCCTGAGTTCTGTGACGACACACTCACCTGTCCATAGGAGCTGTTGCACAGGTGCATCACGACCATCGTGTCGAAGATACGTTCGTCCCACCTTACCTTTCGCCCCTTCGCTTCCGCATACGGGATGTCGAAGTAGAGTATGTTCTGACCGCAGATCTCGATGTCAGGGTCTGCAAAAACCTCATCGAAGAGCTGCTGAGCACCAAGGGTCCAATCGTACACGAAAGCTTTCTCTGGCTCCCCGACAAAACCGCACATTTCAATACCACTGGAGTCCGGTTCGAGACCAGTAGTTTCGAAGTCGAACGTGATGGCTCCCCGTCTTCGAGCAGCACTGAGCAGAGTCTCTCGAGTTCCCCCAAGGCTTGCCTGTCGGTCAACGACGAACGGTATACGACGGATTTCCGGATACGAGCTCTCAACTTTCGCGCGCGCCAGGTCGTGGACGGCGAAGGCCCAGTTGTGCTGGCTCCGCATGATGAAGGCGGGGTGCCAGGTTGGGAAGACTTTGTATCGGTCTTCAACAAGGCCTGCGCCGCTGGCGACTGGAGGAGTGTTTCCCTTGCTTCCTTCACCTTCTGAGCGCTGTCCAGATCCCCCATCAGAATGTTGCCGTCGCGGTCCGGAGGTAGGGACTCCTCGGTAGATCCCGATCTTCTTCTTCCCTGTGAGCGTTTCGAGGGCCGTGTCCCCCGCGGCGATGATGACGTTCGGGTCGACATCTTCGAGCTCCTCTAGGAGGAAGTGCGCGCAGCACGCGATTTCGTATTGCGTCGGCTTACGGTTGCCCGGCGGTCTGCACCGCACGCAGTTGGAGGTAAAAAGATGTACGTCCTTGTGCAGTCCGGCGTGTGCAAGCAGAGCGTTGCGGATGCGCCCCGATCCTCCAACAAACGGAGCCATCCTCTCAGGTCGAAATCCGACGGTACTCGTGACAGGCTCACCGTCGCCGCGTACACGGAGGACGACTTGCATGTTCGCACGGGCGAACCCGTGCCTGTCCTCGTTGAACCAGATCGGCGTGTCAACTTCTTCGGCACCAGGTCCCTCCCCTAAGTAGAAGATACTTGCGTTGCGATTCCCGTGGCCCTTGACCATCCCCGGTTCTTTGAACAGAGTACATCGCCGACACTCATCCGGCTTACCGAACGGATTGTCTTCGACCGGGTCGACCTCGACTCTTGCATTCTGGACAACGTCGCTCATGCTCCTGCGCTCCGAACGGCGTTGAGGATATCGTCACGGGTGTACCCGAGTTCCACGAGAGCCTCGTCGAACGTTTCGAGCGTGCAGGCGTGGCCGTTCATTACGGTCGAGAGCAGGCCTCGGGCGTAGTCCGGAGGAACGTCGACCTCGTGAATCTGCGGCGAGGAACCTCCTCGCGTAAACGACCACACCGTCGCGGTGAAGTCGGGATGCTCCCAGACGTCGGTCTGAGTCCCGATGTATTTGTACGAACGGTAGACGGCGAGAGTATGCCAGCGTTCCATGTTACACCTGCCCTACGATATGGAGGAATTCCATGCGAGCAGCCGGGTTCAGCAGGAAGACGCCTTTCATCACGTCCGTGACGACGTCTCCATCGGACTCGACCCCGCGGAAGCGCATGCACCCGTGAACCCCGGAGAGGATGACGCCGACGCCCTTCGGCTCCAGGACACGGTCAAGGGATTCGGCGACGGCTGCGGCGAGGTCCTCCTGGAGCATCGGCTGCCAGAGTTGCTCTTCGACGACGCGGGCGAGCTTGGAGATTCCCAGCGTCTTCTTGTGTGGGATGTACCCGACGAAGCACTTGATCTCGACGGGCTGAAGGTGGTGCGGGCAGATCGCGACGACCTTGTGATTGCGGAGCACGACGAGATCCGAGCTCCGTGAGGGAAACGTCGCCCAGTTGTTCGGCTGGGGAGTCAGCATCTCGGAGAACATTCGCGCTACGCGCTCCGGCGTTCCCACGTAATTCGGGTCTTTCAGGTCGCAGCCCATTCCTTCGAGGAGGGTGCGAACGCCCTTCGCCATCTTCACGATGTCGCGGTGAGGCGGATGTGGATTGTCAGTTGCACGACGATTACGCATCAAAGGGTTCCTTTCGGGCGACGGCGCGGATATCTTCTCCGCGAACTTCGATCTCGAGGATGTGAAATTCGGAGAGCCAGCTCGCGAGATCGGTTGCGCTGACGTTCCGGTAGAACTCGTTCTCTCGAAGGCCTCCGCCGTTGAAGGCGCTGTGCGGAGCACGTGCGAGGCCAGCTGCAGTAACGATGAAGTAACCTCCGGGTTTGAGAATCCTGAACACATTGTGACATATGGCTTCTGCGAGGGGCGTGTGCTCGAAGACCTCGCAGCAGACGATGACTTCGGGAGGGGTCGGCGGCGTATACGTGCTGCCGCAGGCGACGGTGTCGACGTACGCTCCGGGGAGGATGTCGATTCCATACGTCGTCGTGAAGAGGTCTCGGATCGTCCCGTTGATGAGACGGGAGCCGATCTCGAGCATCGGGAGGTAGCGGAGCTTGTACCGTTGGACGGACGCGTGGACGTAGTCATATGCTGCTGGATGCATGATTACTCCGGGACGACGGATGGAGCGTCGTCGAACTGAATCGTGACAACTGCGGTTTCGGACCCTTCAGACGTGTCCAACTCGACGACTTTGCAATCCCACGAGAGGATGTGCTTGCGGGAGAGTGCCTTCGCAAACATGACGAGGTCTTCGGCTGCGTCCGGCTCATCCCGGTGGAGCACGACTTGGATTCGGGGCCCGCGAGTCATTTCGTCTCCTTGATGTTCGGCGGGAGGAGCATAGCGTTTAGTGTGTTCTCCCGTAGCGTCAGAATGTACGCGTTTGTGTGAAGGTACCACGTATCGGTCTTCGGGTCGTAGACGGAAAGTCCCGGAGCCGTCTCTCCGTTGATCCGGATCGAGTCTCCAGGCCGACGGAAGTGGAGAGCCGTCTCGAGGAGAGTCGACTCTGGTCCGACCGGTGGGACGCGACCCGGATACATCATGGTTTCACCCGGACGACTACACGAAGCGGCTTCCAGACTTCAAGACCACCTCCGCGTCGGAGACACTCGAGTCGGGCTTCATGCTCCGCCCAGTAGAGCTGAAGGTTCGAGTCTCCCTGATGCCAGCTGGCAGAAGGAATGTGGTAGATCGTCCACATGATCTTGGTATCTTCCACTACTGCACCTTCAGGATCTTATGCAGTTGAGTGGAGATCCTCAACTGCGGGTATTCCCGGATGAGATCGAGTACGTACATGAGGTTGTTCTTGTCGATCTCGACCTTCCCGTTCCGGGGTTGGAGGAAGACGACCTTGCCGGCGTCCGCCCAGCGGAGAGCGTCGGTGATGTTAGGCCACCGGAAACTGTCCCGTACTGCAAGAGGATGAATCTTATGATACGCTTCTCCTGCTGTCCGCTGAGCATCACGTTCCAGTGCTGTAGAACGTGTGGCAACGAGGCTGGCGTCTGTACCCAACCCGGGAACGATCACCTTGACTTCGTCGGCGTCGGTGATCATCTGTTCGAGGAAACCAGGTTTCGGAGAGACGCAGATCCAAGGGCGGCGGATCGCGGAGCCGATGTAGAAGTAGTCGGGCATCGGTTTGGTGCCGCTCGTTTCGATGTGGACCATTACTCCGTTCTTCGTCATAAGCTCGTACAGTTCCTGGAGATCCTGGTCGAAGGGTTCGCCGCCCGTGAGGCAGACGTGACCGTAAGGCTTCGCCCATCGAACGAGTTCGTGAGCAGAGAACTCACCGCCCCCTCTCCAGTTCAGCATCGTGTCGAAGTCGGTGTCGCAGTGCTGGCAGATGGTCTTCCCGACGCTGCATCCGACGAACCGGATGAAAGCCATCGGGGTTCCCGTGTAGATCCCTTCGCCCTGAGGGCTCTTAAACTTCTCGGCGATTCGGTATGTCATGATGCTCCAATCGTGAACGTGTTCGTCCGAGGCGGCGTGCGTCGTATGCTGCACGCATTCCACCTCGCCAGATTCGGATAACGGCTTCCGTCGTACCGTAGGTCCGTTCAAGCTCGTAGAACTTCTGCGTAAGCGCCTCTCGCCACCGAAGGTAGCCGTTAGCCTTACGCCTCTCAAACTTCCCGCGCGGCACGGCTAGTTGGCGATGGCGGAGCCGTTGGGAGTCTCCCATACGCGGACGCCTTCGACGACCGGGTCGAACACGCCGAGTGCCGGGAACTCGATGCGAAGCAGGCGGAGGAGTTCTGCCGCGATGTTCTCCGCAGTCGGCATGAACGGGACGCAGACGATTCCGACGATTTCATTCGGAAGGATCCGGACTGCCCCTGCGAGCGGGTCCTCGTTATAGAGCATCGTCTTGTGGTCCCATTCATCGTCCACGATCTTCTTGAGCGCGGCCTTCAGCTCGTAGAAGTCGACGACCATCCCCGTCGCAGGCCCTTCCTTCTGGATGGGTCCGGTAAGGTGGATTTCTGCGACGTAGCGGTGACCGTGCAGCCTGCGGCACTTGCCCTGGTGCAGTGGGAGACGATGCCCCATGTCCCATTCGTGACGGTAGACCAGGCGGCTCATGATGCCTTCTCCTTCGCTGAGAGCAGACGACGAAGCTTGTCGTCGAGGTCGGTTGTCGCCTGCGTGATCGCGAGGCGGATGTCGTCCTTGTGCTTCTCGAGGAACTGTGCCCCGAGAGGTGAGCATTCGTTGATGTGGATGGTGACGTCGACTCCTGTCCCCATCACGTATCGTTGTGCTTTCATTTCGAGCCTCCATTCGGCGCCGTACGCAGTCGCCTGAGGAGTGCGACGTAGTCGACGTAGTTGTGAATGTCTACGACAGTATCATCAAACGACTCTCCGACCGTAGCCGGGTCCGCGTCGACGAGGGAGATCAACCTCATGAACTTGTCCGAGAGACGGACGAGAATCCCATGTTCCGCAGTCGGCGTGATCCCGAGGAGCTTGCACACTTGCAGGTTGAACAGGGTGTCCCCATCCATCTGCTGTTTGCGATTATAGTCATGCCCCTTCGACTTGATCAGGGCGGTAGACCTCTCGTACATCTCCTGCCTGAACTTCACGACTTCGTCAATTGTCGGCATATGTGCTCCTACCGTAGTCCTAAGCCGCTGCAACTCTCTAGAGACGGCACCTGATGGCTTTCGCCGTTATGTCAGGTCGTTGGGGAATGTCCCTCTTGTATCTGACGGTGCCGTCTCTACAAAGTGCCGGGGAGTAACGCCCCCCGGCTTCACGCTGATGACCATTCCGAGCCTCGCTAAAGTCCAGCTAACGCTCCGACATCATCAGAGCTTGACGCCTACGCCTCGATCGCCTGGTAGCGACCGATACGGTTGCGCTCCGGGTACGTCTTCCCGGTCGCCTCGTCCTTCCGCTCCTTCTCGATGCCGACGACGGCTGCCACTTCACGCTGAAGCAGCTGGTCGCTGTCCTCGAGGACGTAGTCGGCGTCTTCGCCCGACGCTTCGAGCAGCTGGCGCGTGCGGAACGCGCCATCGCCCGTGAGCATGAGGTTGTCGAAGACCTTCCGGCCGACGAACTCTTCGGCCTCGGCGGGACCGAAGACGGTGAGCGTGCACTCGATCATCGGAGTCTTCTTCTCCTTCGACTCCTTGTACACGGCCTTGTCGACGCGCAGGTGGTACACACCTTCCGGGATCGGCTTTCCGCCTTCCGGGAGGTCGCCGACGCGCTGCTGATGCTGCTGAGGAATCTGAACCATGTCTACTTCTTCTCCTGTGCTTGCTGCACTGCGGGCTTGTTACCCGCCTGTGGTTTCTCCGGTACGAGGGCGGTGTACGCCGAACGATCCCCGGTCATGTACCGGATGAGTGCCGGGATGTCGTTGTTGCACTCGCGAGGAAGTGGAGGGAAGCCTGACGGCGTCCTCACTCCGCACGGTGTGTTACCTTCGGCTTGCGTGATCATCCGGTACCTGCCGGCGACTACGCGAAGCCGAATCGTTGCGTCGGGCCAACCTGGGACTTCTCGCGGGAGTTTCTGGCCAGGGAGCTCCGGAGCGGCGAAGAACGGAATTTCTTCCCCATTACCGAAGATCCCCTCACGGGCGATGACGTACACGTGACCGTGGAGAGCGAACAGTTCCTTGTACAGCTGTCGCCCCTTTTCTGCGAGGTATCCGTACGCGGAGCGAGGGTCTTTGGAGCTGGCCGGCGTAGCCAGGTCTCCCCAACCCTTGATCTCGACGAAGCGATCGAGAGGCCAGTCTCCCCACTGGGTGATGCTGTCGAGAACGGCCATACCGAATTCGGTCTGCTCGTACTCGATCTTCCCAGGTTTGCGTTGCATCTCTTTCAGGACTTCGATGATCTCCGCGTGGCTGGTCACCTTGATGAATGCGATCGGTGAGGACGCCAACGAGAGCAGACCGGAGGTTTCGCCGAGCTCTGTTGCGATGATGACCGGGTTCAAGCCGGCTTCGTGACACCGTTCGACTGAACGAGTCTTCCCTCCACGGGCAGGGCCGTAACCGAGTATCGTCGCGTAGCTCGCCTTCAGCTCGTTTGTTCGCTGAAGCCTGGGGAGGCTCCCCTTCGTTGTAACTCCGGTTGCCATGCGTTAGCCCTCCGACCCGGACGAGCCTTCGTTGCCTTCGGCGTTCTCGTCCTCGACGTCGGCCTCGTCTTCTTCCAGACCGTCGACGAAGTCCTTGAGGGCTTCGCCCGCGGGCCCGAAGTCGACGTTGCCGTCCGCGTCGGTGCCGCCCGCTTCCACGAACTCGGGGGACTCGACGTATTCCTTGATCTCCTGAAGCAGTTCTTCTTTCGTCACTCTGACCTCCTGAACGGTTAACGAACGCGGTGTACGAGCCTTCGCTCTCTCCTTTCCCAAGCGATGCGGGCCGGGCTGTAATCGGAGACGTCGCGGTGGTCCTGCAGACGCCATTCGATATACGCCCGGGCGAGCTCTCGCTTGATGAGATCCGGGTAGATGGATCCAGGGATCATCGGCTTGTGACCGACACGGTCCCAGGGGTAGGCGTCGTCGTTGTGCCGAGCGAGGAGCTCCATGAGGCCTTCAGGCGACACGGGTGAACTCCTCGATGAGTTTCGTGTGGGCATCGTCGACGTAGTCCGGCTCGCGTTTGTCGTAGAGCCGGCGGCGGATCGGCGTGTCCTTCAGACAGACGTCGCGGTAGGGGCATGTGCCGTACCTGAAGCAGTTGTCCGTGTTCTTGTAGAAGACGGTCTTCCAGTCTTCGCCGGCCGCGACGCGTCGGAGCCGTTCCCGGAGCTCGTCGCAGAGCTCGATGAATTCGGCTTCGAACTCCCGGAGCTCGTCGACCGACCGGGTGAACATCTCACGCAGGAACTGAGGGACGATCGTCTTGACGAGGACGTCGATGATCGCTCCACGGATGAAGACCGGGTCGGCGTTCGGATCCCGCTTGCGGGCTTGCTCGGTGAGGTACTTCGTCAGCCCGTAGATGTACGACGAAAGCTGGTCGTCGAGCTCGTACTTCAGGAGGTCCCTCGGATCGTTTCGGCCTGCCGTCTTATAGTCGACGATGTAGAGCCCGCCTTTCGCCGTCGACAGGTTGTCTGTACGCCCGCGAAGGTAGGCGCCGGAATCGTCCGGGCCGACGGCAACGAGGAACTCGATCTCCTGGTTCAGAGGTTTCCAGACTTCGTCGGTGTCGGAGTAGTGCTTGATGTACGCGAGCAGAACGCGAGAGACGACCTCTTCCGCTTCGGGAAGCGACTTGTCCTCGAACGCCGTGTGGACTGTCTTCTTCAGCGACTTCCGGAGCGTCTGGATCGCGACATGGAGAGCCTGCTCCTGTGGTGATAGCGAGGCGATCTCACAGAGGGTGTCGTACTCATCCTGCTTCTCCGGGTCCGTAGGTGGTGTAGGAAAATCATGCTTAATATCGATCCCGCCAGCGTGGAAAGTAGCAAGGCCGGCATGAACGGCGGTACCAATCTCCAGAACGGAACGCTTACCAGGAGGAACAAGCTGTGGTAGCGAACGAAGGATGTCATCGGAAACCTCCGGGTTAAGGGCTTTGAGGATGTCGATGTACATCCCGAGCCGTTGCCAGGCGAAGTAGCGCTTGCAGTTGCGGAAGGCTTTCGCCGACGATTGGTTGAGGACGATCGGAAACTTCTTCGCGTGATCGATCACTTGACCTCCGGTCCGTCGAGAAGACCGCTGTGAGCTTCGCAGAGGCCGGTGGTCTGAACGACGCCTCCGCGACAGTCTTCGTTGTTGTAGAAGCAGGTGTTGACGCCGTCACCCGGAGGAAGAGGCTCCGGGTGAGGCTTGTCCTTCCCGGTAATCTCCGAAACCGCATCCCGGACCCGACCATTCATCGGACGCACCAATCCCTGGAGAGGGACTTTGGTCACGCCATCTTTGCCGCGGAGCATGATGGATGCTTTGATCATGCCGCCGAATCTCCGGAGTTGTAACCATCCCGCACTTCCTGCTAGGAGGTACGTGCCGATGAGGGTCGGGTCCGAGATGAAGTCCGTGTCGAACGAGGGAGGATCGTCCCGAGGCCAGAGTTCTTCTTGCAGAGGAGGCGTGCTCGGTTCGGGTGTGTCGTCTTCCTGGTAGGCTAGGCCCGTGAGGGCGATCGCCGAGAGGCCGGCAGTAACGTGGTCGATGTGAAGGTCGCACTCCAGGAAGCGGGCGGCAATCTGGCGTTCGCGGTAGCCGGTCCAGTGGTTGATCAGCCAGAGGAGGTATTCGCGAGCCTCCTCCGCGTTCCATCGTGCTGGGATGATGTGGACGCCGTACTGACGGAAGAGGGACGTTGCATCCTTCGGCGGTGCGAAGAACACGGTAAAGGCTGCGTCCTCGTCCTGACGGGGTTCGAGCCTCATCCAGAGACCGGGCATGTCCGATGACTCGACCCAGAGGTCGGCACGCGAGCGCAAGTGCATGAGAAGAGCCTCGTACTCCCACCAACACAGGTGGAGAACGTCAGTCGACGCTGGCGCGGTAGAACCTGGCGTCTTCTGCGATTTCTCGTTCATCGGTGTCTCCGTTGTCCTTGCACCACTCGAGGTATTCCTCCTTCGTCGCGGGTCCGAGAACGACGCCAACGACTTCCGCTCCGTCTCTGTCTCGAACGATCACGACGTGGGTCCCTGGCTTGATATCATCAAACGACCCGAAGATCACTTCCGCCCTCCCCGAAGCATCACCCTCAACTCCGCGTGCGTCAACTCATAGCTCTCTACCCTCGTCCGTACCTCAGGAGGTCTCGTTGGAGGTCGAGTGGTCCCTCGACTAAGCCGCTGCAAAAGCTTCTCGTACATCCGTGTATGCGCCGCACGAGCATCAACCCTCGCTTTGATCCGGTCCTGGCGGATCGTAGCTTCCGATTTTATCGTAACGCTCGTTGGTAGCTTCACGGACCGTACACCCGCACTTAAACCGAGGGATGAGGTGCTTCGTGCAAACGCCACACTGGAAGTGGCCCGGAGCGCCTGCACGTTTGCAAGCGATCCGGTCCTGACAGTCGCAGTGTCCCGACGTTCCGCACCAATTGCACGTCACGCCGCGTACTTCGTCGGATCGACGTCGAACGCTTCGGCCATTGCTTCCTTGCGTTCGACGCACGTCCCGCACTTGCCGCAGTGGACGAACATACCGGTCTCGAACTGCGGGTCGTAGCAGGACCAGGTGAGCTCGACGGGCACGCGAAGGCCCTTGGCCCGCTTGGCGATGTCACCCTTGGTGATCGTGCCGAACGGAGCGTAGAGCGTGACGCGACCGTCCGTCGCCTTGAAGAGCGTCTGAGCGCAGCTCTCGTAGAACTCCGGACGGCAGTCCGGGTAGATCGTGTGGTCACCAGCGTGGGCCGCATACGCGACGACTTCGGCACCGATCGTCTCCGCGAGGGCGCCGGCCATAGCCAGCAGCATCATGTTGCGGTTCGGGACGATCGTCGTCTTCATGTTCTCCGCGGCGTAGTGACCGTGAGGGACGTCGACCTTTGCTCCTACCTGGGAGCTCTGAGCCCCAGCGAAGAGCGGGCCGAACGCGGCTGACAGGTTCAGCTGCTTGAAAGGAACGTCGGCGGCCGCGCAGATGATCTGGGCGTTCGTCATCTCGATCGCGTGTCGCTGTCCATAGTCGACGATGAGGGCAGTCGGTTCGAAGCCCTCGAACTTGAGTTGGTAGAGGAGGGTGGTTGAGTCGAGACCACCGCTCAAGAGACTGACTGCGCGCCTGCTCATCTGTGAATGCTCCTTGTAGATCAAAGCCTTCGTCAGCTCAACAAGAAAGGGGCGGTGAAGCCCCTTCCCTGTCGCCACGTGCTACGCCGTCGGCTGTTCGGCGGGTGCCGCTGCCGGCTCGCCGGTCTTCGGGTCGAGCCCGAGCTCCGCCGCGCGGGCGAGAATCGCCTTGATGGACGCCTGGCGCTTCTGGTGGTACTCCTTCATCCGCGCCTTGACTTCCGGCTTCTGGTGGTAGGCCTTCATCTTGGCCTTCACCTCGGGCTTCGCGAGCCGCGCCTTGTTGTACGCGGTACGCTTCGCACGCTTCTCGTCGTACGCCGCCTTCTGCTCGTCGGTGAGCGCTGCGTACTCCTCCGCCGTGAGCGCCTTCTGGTACTGGTGGGGCTTGCCCTTCTGGCGCTCCTTCTGCTTGGCCTTGTCCGCGTTGATCTTCGCGAGCTGGGCCTTCACGTCGTCCACGCTCAGGCTGTTGACCTGGTCGCGGATCTGGTCGAGAATGTTTCCTGACATCTGTCTCTCCTTGTGTTAACGATTTCCGTGTTCCGATTGTAGACCTATTATATCACAGATCACTTTCGCAATCAACCCCCGTCTTTTGTTTTCAGGACCCCAATGAGGACGAGGTCGGTCAGAGTCCGGCGAATCGTGTCACGGGTGATTGCGAAGACGAGGGAGTTGTGTGAGGCACGGTTCCCGGCGACGTTGACGACGGCGACGTTCGTGTGTTCACGGAGATAGATCCCGAGCATACGTTCGGTGTAGTTCTCGAGGAGGTCCTTGCCCATGTTCTGGCAGGCTTTCCAGGTGCAGAGGTAGCCGCGGGAGCCGCTGTTCCCGAACCAGAGAGTGATGTCGGCCATTTGGACGTTGGCCCAGGTACGGTCGGCGTAGTCGGCCGATGGATGCTCGAGCAGGCCGTAGGTGTCGCGGAGGGCGTAGTTAGGACCCGCTTCCGTCTTGTAGCCCTTGGGCGCCCATCCGCCGGTCTCGATGTTTGCCAGGCGGGCACCTTCCAGTCCGCCCTGGTCCGCTCCGGTCTGGCCTCCCGAGATCACGCGAAGGTCACGAGGTTTCACGGGAGTCCTCCGGAGCTCTACAGAGTTCGATCTCGTCGAGAAGACGGATGCTGTCGGTCAAGGTGTCCATGTTCTCGAAGTGCCCGGCGCCGTCGACCGTAAGAAGCGTGGGGCGGCCGTTGAGTAGGTAGACCGCGACGATACGCCGGGGAATGGACTTCCCCTTCGTGTAGCGGACGCTACGACCGAGAAGGTTGGTGACGATCATCGGAGTTTCCTCCCGATCATGATGCCTAAACAGACCAGGCAGATGTCCCAGAAGAGGGCGCTCACGCGAGCCTCTTCGCGATGCGCTCGACCACCTTCTCAGCGAGACGGTCGAGGTCGATCGGGGTGAGACACTCGTTGACGAGGACGGTTTCGGCGTCTTCGAACCGACGGTACCCGGAACGGAAGAGGATGATCTTTCCGTTCGACGCTTCGAGGCCGATGCCCCATCCACCGGATCCGTCTTCACGGATGACGTACTGGTAGGTCACTTCCGTCTCCTGTTCCGCTTACGACTTGCCTTCTCCTGCTTGCGCTTCCGGTCCGAGCGGAACGCCTTCTTCGCGAAGCGTTCCGCCTTGTGGAGGGGAATCTCCCCGAGGGTGACACCTGCGATGGCAGAGGCGATGCCGGAGGGCTTCCCGGCTTGACGCAGGATCGACGCCCTGTGCCTCATCGGCGGGGCAAGCTTCATCGCGTCGACGAACTGAGCCTTCTGCGACGGAGCAGCCGGGTCGAGCACGTCCTCTTCGAAGCTAACCTTAAGCTCGTCGGTGTCCGGGATCTTCTCGTCGTCACTCACCGGTGGTATCCTCCTTCATGACGTTGGCGTATATGGTGGCTTTCTCGATGGCCTTCTTCGTCGCGCTGATCGCGTGCTGCGCTTGCACGTGCATGTGCTCGAGGAGCCGTGGGAAATTCTTGCACGCTTGGATCTGGAGTTCGATGGGAGCCTCGCGAAGCGGGTACTGCATACCGTCGTACGCTTGCACGTAGAACTCCCACCGCTTGGACTCCTTGTTCCGGGAGTAGCCGAAGCGGAAGGGTGTCGCGCCTCGCGGGACCTCGATCGAGCACCGGATCCCGAGGTTCAGGGACCCGAGATTGAGCTCGAGCTGGGAAGCGGTGGCGAGGGATTCGCCGAGAGCCTCTTTCAGGTTCTCTGAGGCTTTCACGAGACGGTGTCCGAGGTCGGTGTAGTCCTTCACTTCCGCTCCTCCATCGGCGGGATGAGTCCGCCCCGTGCGAGAGCGTGGACGTAATTCGTGACAGCGATCTTCCGGAGTTCGACCGGCGTAGGAGACGGACTGTCGACGAAGCGTGCGAGCATCCGATACTTCGTCTCGAGGTCCTCGTCGAGGAGCGTGTAGCGGAGAAGCTGCCAGTACGTGTCGGAGACCGCCAGCTTCACCTCGGCGTGCGAGTACGAGCCGAAGACGAGACGGTTCCAGTCGAGAGTCACAGTTTCCCGCCTTTGAGGACGGAGTAGACGTGCTCGGGGTCCGAGATTTCCTTGATCCGTTCACTGCCGTCGTCGGACTTGACGTCGAGCGAGACGGTCGAGCCCTCGTGGTCGAACTTCTCGAGGAGGTCGAGAAGCGGTTTGAATTCGGACGATTCCGCCGTCCAGTAGGTGTCGCCGTCGACGCACCCGACGAAGAGTTCATATCTCATATCTTTTCCTCCGCCTGCAGCTTCGCTGTTGCGATCTTTACGGGGCGTTCCCCGTACGTGTCGATGAGGTACCGGTAGAAGTAGTTGTCGTTCCGAACGATGTTGTCCGGGCCGTTGTACGGGGCGAGGCCGAGGAGCTTTCGAACGTCGTCTTCGAGCTTGGCCCAGTCGACGAGGACGCCTTTCAGCTCGTGGGTACCGATGTCTCGGCTCACAGCGCTTCCTTCCCGACGATGTACATGACCGCACGAGATGTCGCTTCCAGCATCTGTCCGAGTCCGTTGCAGAGCTGGGTGCGGGCGGCGATCATCCGATCGTCGACCTTCTGCGAGAGCTGGAGCTCGAGGGCCTTCGCCCGTCGGTAGAGCACGTCGTTCTCCTGGCGGAGGCGCTCGACGCTTTCGACACTCGCCTGGAGCTGTTTCTCCAGCTCCTTCTTCGTCCACTTACGGGGTCGGAGCTTCTTCACGCTTCTCCTCCTTCTCGAAAACCTTGAACTCCATCCCCCAGAAGAAGATGTGGCAGGTCCCGGACCACTTGCCGGTGGCATCGTCCTGCCACAGGGAGATTTCACCGACCGGAGCCCACCAGGTTTTACCCTGAGGGCCGACCGGTCGCTTGATCGCGAGCTTGATGTCAGGGCGCTTCGCCGGCATCAGAGCCGCTCGAGCCGGACTTCGAACCCGTCTTCGGGACCCTCGTAGATGCTCTGGAGCATCTTGCCGACGAGTGAGTCCCAGCCGTCGGCGTGGTGCACGGTTTTCTTGACGTGGCCGTCTCCGTTCTGCGCGACGACCGTGAGACGCCACGGAAGGTCACGAGCGACTTTCTGTCCGACGGACTCGGTGAGAACGTCCTTCGGCGAGCGTCGACGCTTCCGCCAGTAGGCTGTCATTCGCTTGGAGATCGCTTCCTTCGCTTCCGCCGAGAGACGACGTCTGCGACGTACCATTACTCTGCCTCCTCGAGCGACGCTGCTCGGATGTTAACGTGGGGGTTTCCGTCCGGTGCGTTTACCCACCGGACGATGACGACGGTTCCGTTGAACGGGCCGAAGACCTTTATGTCGACGTTCCGCCCGACCAACGGAGTGAGGACCTTCTCGAGTTCACGACGACGATTGTGAGCGTCTTCGAGCTGCTTCCTGAGGACGGAAGCCCGTTCGTCGAGCTCCGCGATCTCACGTTCGGTGACGAGCCATTTGTGGGCGTCACGCGAGTGGTCGGTCGACGTCATCAGCCGATCTCCTCGATCGTAATGCGGATGCGCTTCGCGGTGCGGAACGAAGGCTTCGGGATGTAGAACGACGGGTTGAACTTGTCGTCGACGCCGGTGGGACGCCCGTTCGGGAACCCCTCGAAGTTGAACCGCGTCGAGTGTTTGGGCTGGTCCCCTTCCTTCGGGACCATCGTAAACGTGAGAGATGTTGACACACTGACTCCTTTCAGTTTGGATATATTATATCACAGTTCTTCGAAAAAGTCACCTACGTCCTTTGAGCTGGTCGACTTCGGTGCGGAGACGTAGGATCCACGAGACCGCGTCGGCGTTGTCGGAGCGAGCACGGATGAGTTCGGACCGGAGGTCGTCGACGGAAAGGGACGAGACGTCGAGGCGCGTTGTTGCAGTCCCCTCGAGAATGGAGATTTGACGAACGTGTTCGTTGCGAAGACGTTCAAGGTGCGTGACCTTGTCCTTGAGCTCGATGATCTTGCGTTCGACGACTTCGAAACGGTCGGTGCCGCCGGTCTTCGTCTCCCAAGCGTCGAGCAGGCCGCGCACTCGCATGTACGCGTCGTGGAGTTCCTTGTTCGCCTTCTCGTACGCTTCGCGCTGGGACTCGGCCTTCTGAAGATGGTGAGTCGTCTGCAGGAGCTTCAGTACGCGAGGCGGGAGGTCCGTCGAGTCCCAGAGATGACGGATCTGGAACTCGTCTGCCTCGCGCGAGATCATCACGTGGCACTCGCCGACGGAGTCCCGGAAGAACTCGAGGAGAGCTTGCTGCTTTGATGTCTCCGCCGCGAGCCGACGGTTCTCGTTCACGAGCTCTTCGTATGACGGAGTATCAGACACCAGAGGCCTCCTCCTGCGAGAGCACCCACTTGAGGTCTTGGAGGGCCTGATCGACGTTCTTATACTGGATGAACGTACCGCCGGCTTTGACCCACGGCTGAATGTACTTCGCCCAGTCGTCGATCAGGATGTCGCCGGGTCGCGCGTGCTTGTACTTCTCACGGGACGCGGTGCAGATGACTTGGAAGAGGCCGAGGTGCTCTCGGACCCATTGCGTCTTCTGTTCGCAGGCTCCCTTGATCATTGGCATCCCGGTGAGGACGACGGGAGTGGGACACACTTCGCGGATCCCGTCCCAGAGACGGTGCATTTCTGGCATCTCTGGAAGCGCCGCGAAGAAGTTGCCGTGGTGGGCAATCGCCCGCCAGAGGCCGATCGGCTCGTTGTCTCGGGAGGTCTTGATCCCGAGGAGATGCTCGGCGCCCTTGTCGAAGTCGGCGAGGACTCCGTCAAGGTCGACGAAGACGCGGGGCGTACTACGAACGTGAGCCACGGGTCACCTTCTTCGGCGGGACGCCCGCCTGGATCCAGTGGACGAGGGCCTGACGACAGGATTGGCAGAGGCCGAACTCCGCGCCTGTGTTCGTCGTCGACGACCCGTGATCCGGGAAGGTAACGAGGATCGGCGTGCTGAGGAAGGCTTCGTCGGTCCCCGTGTTCTTGCATCGGTCGCAGTGGTATGTGATCATTCCGTAATTCCTTTCTTCAGCTCTTCAGCGGCGAGACGTAGAAGCTTCATGAGAATTGGGTCGTGGAGGTCGAGCCGGTGTAATGTTGCACATCTCCGGCACTTCCGCCAGCCATGGTCGAGGGCGTTCACTCCCTGTTCGTGCCCTCCGTAGATCGTACGAAGAAGGAAGATCACGTCTCGCCGTTCGTCGAGAGTCACAGGTCGATCCCGAGCTCACGGGCGCGTCGACGGATCTCTTGTTCCATCGTCCGTTGAATCTGTTGGCGAGTGAGCGGACGCGTTGCTTCACGTGCACGGATGATCCTTTCGTTGAACTCCTGCGGGAGCAACGGCTCCCCGAAGTCGAAGTTCGTAATCGCTTCCTTGAGTGCGTCAGGGTTCACGAACGATGTCTGGATGGGCATTTCGGTCCCTCAGTTGGTATTCGTCATGGAAATTGGCTTTGTCCCTCCACGTCTTCTCGTCACCGAGGAGGTATGTGCGCATCGTAATGGCCCAGTCATACGTGTTCTGCTCGACCGTGTTGTCACGGGAGTGGATGCAGACGTACTTCGGACCTTCGGGAGTGAGGTCGACGATCGCACGCGTGTTCGGATACCAGATGTAGGCGTGCTCGGCTGTAAAGAAGTAGAAGGCTTTGCCTGCGTAGACTTTGTCGTGCAGGCGGGAGTCGATTTCTTTCAGGAGGCGGCGAGCGCGCTCCGGAGCATCCGGCTCCATCGTGTGACGGCGATTGTCGTACGCGTGGCGACCGAGTCGACGGTTGTAGTCGTAGTCGAAGACTGCTTCAGCAGCACGTCCAACCGGTCGGGCTGCGCGAGCAGCGTTCGCCGCATCGATCGCACGGAATCGACGGATTGCATCGAGAGTCATGCGGCGGTCGAAGTAGACTTCAGGCTCCGGCTTGACCGCGAGACGAACGTACGTCGCCAGGTTCTGCGCGACTTCGACGTAATCTTCTTCGGTGAGGTCCTTCGGTACGAGTACGTTGAACCGACGGACCAGTGGCAGAGCCGTGTCCGGAATCGCGAAGAAGTCGTAGTGTGTCGCGTCGTGGTTCGCTACTTGAACGTAGCGGGCTGCCATTCGCAAGTCCTCCTGTGTCTTGAGTTCGACGAGGGGAGGCGGCTCCGGAGGTGGAGCTGGATCCCAGAAACCTTGAATCGTAAACGCGCGGCGAATGTTGTTGTCGAGGTCCAGAGCGTGGTTCACCAACTGATCCCACAGAGGACCGTCTACGTCCGTGAGTTCGTCGTAGATGACGAATGCTGGATCAGCACCCCGGATCTGTGCGTAGGTGCGATCGACTTCGTTCGAGAGGTCGACTCCGTGGATCTCGATCGCGACTGCATCCTGCACTGTCTCGATGTCGAGAGTCACGCGCTGCCAGCCTTCTTGGTCAGCCGGTCCGAGAGCACGACCGATAACGACGTTAGGATCGTTCGGATCTCGAACCGGCATGACTACTTACCCGCCTACGAGCGGCGCGAGGGCAAGAACCTCCGCGTCGGGACGAACGCCGTTGAGCGAGCGAACCCGCTCATCGTCGACGAACATGGCGTAGCCCGACTTCACGAGCTTGTCGAACTCCGCCTGGATGTCCGTCTCGGTGGAACACATCGTCGTGTGCCCCGTGCGATCGAGAACGTGCAGCTTCATCTACTCACCTCCTTCGTCTTCTGTTACAGCCCGCAGGAGACGCGCGAGGACAGGGTCTTCGCTTGCGTGCTCCGCGGCGACTTCCAGGACACGCTTCTGCTTGTCAGCGTATCTTTGTTGAGCCGCCTTCATCTTGTCGCGGTTCGCAGCGCGCCACCGCTTCATGTATTCTTTGGTCCCGGCTGGCACCCCGAAGGCGGAGCGCCTACGCGCATCGCCATTCGACGCCTTCGTTGCTAGGCCGACGTTCGCGAGCATCTCGTTCCGGTAGTTGCCGTCAACCCAGAACGGGAACTGATCTTCCTCCCACCCGGTTGCGTACTTCCGTCGTGCGAGTACGTCAAGGACCGGCGCTGTCGTTCCGTCATGCATCACTGCGATGCGACTCTTCTTGAAGTCGCTACGCGCCGTGAGCGGCTCGAGAAACTCTCGTGCTTGCTCCAGCAGGAACGGCTCTGTCATGCTCTGTAACATCCTACACGTTGTGCCTGATTATTGCTATTATATAACAAACAACATTGAAAATCAACGACCGTCATTTGTTATCAGTGACTCCAGTGGTGAGTCACGTAGTAGACGTACCCGATTCCCCAGAACAGCAGGCCGATCCCGTAGAGCGCTGCGACAGCGAGACCGGCGATTTTCAAGAACGTGGAGAACCGCTTTGAGATTCTCCCCTCGTCGCTTCGCACGCTCCCGCCCTTCGCCATGGGAGTGTACGACCGTGCCAGCAACTCCTCAACGCTCTCCGTTTTTGCCTTAGCCGGGGTTTCCGCGACCGGCTCTGCCGGCGGAAGGCCGAGGGCGGCGGCTGCGTTAGGATTCTTCCGGACGAACGCGTCGATATCCTTCTGCGTCTTGAGTCGGAGTGCCATTTAGTGCTTCGAAGTCGGGTCCGCCGGCTTGATATTCATCCCGCTGATCTCGACGAGATGGTCGAAGAAGTCGGCGAGGTTCCGGAGCATGTTCGCCTTGACCGGCGGAGTCGCGTGAACGAAGACGTAGCGGATTGCGTTGACGAGGGCAGCGGTGATCTGTGCGGCCTCGAAGTGCGGAGCACGTTGCTCCAGGAAGATCGAGAGGTCGTCGAGGAGCGGCTTGATCTCCTCGGCTGTGACCGGCGACTCGAGCGTCACCGTCCGGTTAGGCGTTTCGTCGCTTGAGCTCATTCACCCTCCTGTCAACGTGGAGAAGCGTGTCTCCGGTTACCGTCGCTGTGAGGCCGCGTTCCTGAAGAGCGACCATCCAGGCGTGCGTATGCTGCTTGCTCTTGCTCCGGAGGAGTGCACGCCCGACGTCATCCTTCGGGAAGGAGTCCCAGTCGAGTTCGAGCAGGTCGAGCTGGTCCTCGTCGACTCCGTCCATCAACTGGAAGGCGTCGGCTCGGACTTCGGGCGTTGCCGGAGCCCCGATCGGCTTGTTCACGCGAGTACCGTCGAGCTGTTCCTGGAGCGCTCGGATGTTCGCCGCTTTCGTCTTGCCCTCGTCGGAGAGGTAGCGCTCGATCCGATCGAGGAATTCGAAGAGGCCGGAGCCGTTCACCTGCCACCGGCACTGATCGATGCCGAATTGGTAGACCTTCCCGCCGAACTCCCGCTCGAGTTCGTTCGCAAGGGCGGAGCCGAAACGTAGGTTGATCATGAGGTTGATCCGCTTCCCCATGACATGGGCCTTGCCCTTCTCCTCGAAGACGAAGGCGGCTCGGACGAGGCGCCACATGTGACGCTCTGCGTCAGTCGGAATGGACGGTTGTTGCTCAGTCATTATTTGTATTATACCACAAAGTGCTTTGAAAATCAACGACGTGTTTCATGTTCTTTGGGGCCGGATTTACCCTTCTTATATTAATCTTTTTGTATTTTTCTATTAATACTTACATACTAGTTATATAACACAGCCCCGATAACAATAACATGAAACATCAGACATCAAGCCTTCGGCCGCCCGCGCGTAGCGTATCGCGCACTTCCATCAGGAGCGTGCCGAGGACGTTCTGTTTGGGGGTGCGCAGGCACTTCATGCAGTCGCAAGCGCCCCAGAAATTGTCGTGCCAGTAGTTGCCCTCGACGAGTTCAGCGGAGCCGGTACGGAGAAGCTTCGAAGCCATCTCCGAGTCCGGCGCGAACTTCCGTTCGAGGAGCGTACGCATGATGCCGACTTTGACGGTGTCCCAGTCTCGACGGAGGCGTACCGCTCGTCCTCTCTGCTTCGCGAGACGGGGTGACGGGAGCACTTCGAAGACCCGGCGCACCTGCGGGTCCTCGCTCTTCGCCGCTTGATACGCGTGCTCTACCGTCGGGTACATCCTCCCGTCGAACTCCACGGGTGTAGGCGCGAAGTTCGACAGGAAGTAGTGGTAGTTCGAGAACGAGACGATTCTCATCGACGCGTACGAGTACGGTGAACGGTGGAGTGCGACGAGGACTTCCCTCCGGTCCTCTTCTCGTGGGCGTGGACCACAATCTCCATCCCGTTCGCTTGGAGCACGGTGTGGATCCTGTGTGCCTCGATCACGGTCGCCGTCACGTTCGTCAGCGTCTGCGCCTTCGCCGTGCTCTTGCACGTGTACGTCCCGTTCGCTTGGAGCGCGCACGTCACCCGAGACGCCGGAAGCATGAAGATGTCGGCGTTGCCGGCCACCTCCCCGACGGTGGGTCCGCTGAACGTCCCTCGCAGAGTGCTGCTTTGGGCGTTTACGCCGACGGGAAGGGTGCATGCGAGAGCGGCGCACCATAGTATGTTCCTCATTCTTCCACCAGATCGATGACAACGGTCTCCGCGTCTTCTGGGATATCCAGAGACACATATGCAGGTTCCCCTTCGAAGTCGCCGTCGTGCATGGAGGGCCTGTCGAACGTCGTTTCCTCGCCCGTAAGCTCGCCTCCAGCGTCGTAGAACCCGACTTTCAGCTTCTTCACCGTGTTCTCCCTTCTGCCAAGTGTCGGAGCAGATGCTCCCGCTCCAGCGCCTCTCGACTCCGCACTTGCTCCACGACTGCGGAGAATGCCGCGCCAACCGCCTCCCGTGCCTGGTCGGGCGTCAGCTCGCTTGATTCGACCTTCGTCTCGGACATCGGAATCGGGCACGGCTCCTCCTGTGTTGCAGCGGCTTCGGATTGCGCACTCGCGTGGCGCAGTCGCATGTGCATCTCTGCTTCGGCGGCCTCGGAGCACTCGTCCGGGAGTTGGCTCTGGGGCGTCCCTGCCTCGTGCGGAGCCTTCTGGACAACGGGGACGGTCCCGATTTCGGGTGTGCCCAGAGGGATGTGGGGGAGATTGTAGTTCATGGCGCAGATGGGACCGTAGCCCACTTGCACGGAGCCCTCGTCCGTCAACGGCAGGTTGCAGAACGTGCAGCGGCCCGTGAGTGCGGCGTAGGTGTGAGCTGCTAGCGCCGGGTTCTTCTCGACCTCGCGCAACGCGTCGAGGAGGTCCTTCCGGAACTTCAGGTCGTGAGTGACGTCGCCGCGAGGCGAGATCGTTCCCCGGAAGACTCCGTTCACGGTGACGACGATGTGCGAGGGATACGTCGCGTGGGTGACCTTGTTCAGCTTCAGCTTCATCTCACCGCCCTTCGGGGCGAGGAAGCGAAGCTTCGGCTCCACCAGGCCGTTCTCCCGGGCCTGTGCCAGGAACTCGGCGAGTGCGAGGAGCGGTTCGACGCTCTCGACCGCTGGACTCGACGCCACCGTCGACTCGAACGGACGTTGGTACGTCTGCGCAGCTGCTACGGGCGTCGCACCTTGCGGGCCATCCACGCGTAGCTCCCTCGGCGGGCAGGTGACGTGTGTGGTGATTCGGGTGTCCCTGTCCCAGTCGATCTGTTGGCCTGGGGCGATTGCCCCGTCGCACGTTCCACATCGACCAGGGTAGCGAGCGGCCATCCGCTTCTTCACAGATGCTCCTCCTTCGTCGTCCCCCACTTCGGAGCGACGACGGCGCTGATGCCGAACGACGACATCCGCTCTGCGTTTTGCTGGCACCAGACTTCAGCGTCCACGCCCTTCGGCGCCTCGAACTCGAGCACCTCCGGCATGGCATCGTTTCCGGTGTACTCACGGAGCACGCGAACGTGCCCCATATACCGGAGTTGCTCGACCCAGACGCCGGCGAGGTGGTTCTTCGGGTAGTGTGTCTTGTCTTCGAAGTTCACGACGCGAACCGTCGGCACTCTCTTCACCGACACCTCCTGAATTGTTGACCTATTATAACACAAACATCGTTGGAAATCAACGGACGTTCGTGTTCTCGGTTCCGGCCGCTTACGCCTTCTGGCCGAGCGACTGGACCAACGACACGGGTCTCCCGTCGAACGTCCCGCCGTTCAGGGGATCGCCTAACGGATCGTGGCCCTCAACATACAACTCGATGTAGTCGAGGGTTCCGTCCCCGTCGTAGACGTACCGGTCGGTCACAGACCCCACGATGTGGTCGTGATCGACGACAACCGTCCCGCAGCCGCAGCTGCACGTACACCGTTCGCTCATGTCCCCTCCCTACGCCGGTTCGACCTTCGCGTCGCCGGCGAATGCCGCCGCCGTCCGCTCTGCGTCGTGGAGATTCGTGAACTCACGAGCCGCACGAACGCTCGGCGCCCAGTGTCCGTCCCGGTGGAGCCAGTACCACGTACGGGGAGTATCCGCGTTTGAGACTGCTCTGCAGTCCGTGATGAGCCGCTTGACGACCCACTTCATCGCTTCTTCCTTTCCGCCAGGCGATAATCGCACTCGCGCGGCCAGGGGAGTTGTGCGCCCTTGGCATACGTCTGTGCGATGACCCAGCTTCTCGTGACGCCGTAGAGCCGAGCGACTTCCGCCGCGTGAACGGCGAGCTCCGGGATCAACGCTGTGAACGTAGGTTCCCGGTTCACGTCCTTCAGCCGTGGCTGTGAATGACGCTTGCGCTTCACTTTCGTCCTCCCTTCCTCTCGAGCGCGTACGGCGGAAGCTCCCCGTCGATCAGGACGAGGTCGCCCCGATCAATCGCCTGCATCAGCAGCGGCATCAACGCTAGGAAATCCCCCGCCGTCACGAACGTGTCGAGAACCGTCTCCTGCCCAGTGTTGACGATGACGTGTGTCGGTTGCAGCGGCTTCTCACGAGATGTGCCCTGCATCAGAAACACGTCCGCAGGATCTCTTCGCCCAGCCAGTCCAGGATCGCCGCGAGGCTGCGAGCCCGGCAGTGGCGACCGTTCCGGTGCGAGCGTTCGCACATCCACTGGGCGTCTTCGACGTCGTGCTTGGGACTCCAGATGTGCCAGTCGCCGTCAGGCGTTCGCACGACGATGTCCGGCTCTTTTAGCAGCCGCGCCGCTTCCTCTTCCTGATGCGTCAGCATCCGTTCGATGTGCTCCCGTTTCTTGTCCGTCACTCCTTCTCCTTCGGGCCGTCCCAACGGGCCCATTGTCCGTTCGTTTCGTCGTACCAGTCGACGAGCGGGTGGTCGAACGACGGTTTGATCCACGTGCGTTCTTCACGGACGAACGTCGATCCGATCCCGGATGGATGCTTGCGGTAGACGTAGATCGTCCACCCGGGCGCCGCCCTGAACGAGTTGCTCCGTGGCGTGAACTGTGAGAACTTTCGGTCGGGGTAGCGCGTGTGGTCGACCGCCGTCGTGACGTAGAGGACTTCGTACCCCTGTTCCACATCCCCGTTCGTCGCGACGTACCCAACTACGGTCCCGATGTCCCGTCCTTTGAACAGGACACTGGCGCCGAGCGGGAATTTCCGCTTCGCCTCTTCCCGTGACACGATCCGTCTCTTCGGCACGTACACCTCCTAGACGGCGTTCCGAAGAACGCCCTCTGCGAGGTGCGGACGGAGGAGTTGACAACTCCCCCGCCCGAGTCGCACCGCCGTTAGGCCTGTTCGTCGCCCGCCTCGTCCTTCGCGACCTCGTCCTGGATCCCCAGCTCCTTGGCGCGGCGGAGGACCTCGCGGATGCGGGCGTTGCGCTTCTGGCTGTACGCCTTCCGCTTGTCCTTGTTCCGCTGCATGTACGCCTTCCGCGCCGCCTTCGCCTTCTCCGCCTGCTGCGCCTGCTTCACGACGTACTCGCGCAGCTCCTGCTCCGTCATGTTCGCGACCGCCTCGACGATGGACTGCTTGGTCACCGCTCTCCTGCCTTCCGGGAGCTCTGCTCCCCGTTGCTCGCTCGCCGTGCCTGAAGGACGTTATTGTCTTCAGTGCACTGCGTGCGAATCAATAAAGATATTATATCACATCTCCAGATGAAACTCAACCACGTACTTGGACGTACTAGCCGACCTGCTTGATCGTGCCGTCCTGGTCCACGATCCCGTGCAACCACTCCCACTCCCCGTTGCGTACGCACTGGAACCATACGTCCGCCGACCTCGCGACGTGCTTCCGAATCGTCCGTGCGACACAGGCGTCGAACTTCCACTCCGACAGCCGGTGGGCCGCATGGATGACTAGGGCGTCCTCCCCAATCTTAGGACAGTGGCCCCACCAGATTCCGACCTCCAGGAATTCCATCCCGTCCGTTACTTTCATCCGTCCTCCTTGCAGCGGCTTAGTCGCCGACGCACTCTAGATCCCTTTCACCTGCGCCTTGTCCGTGACGCAGTAGACTTGCCAGCTCGGCTGACCGTCTCCATTGGAGTCCAAGGACCACTTCTCCAGTTCGGCCGTCGGCAGGTCCTTGACGGCGCAGTTGAAGCCGTCGACGATTTCGCTTTGCGTCTCGACGTCATCCGCCCCAATCAGGTGCAGGAGCAGTTCCCGGTACGTCCCGACGAACTCCTCCATCTCTGGAAAGACGCCCATGTACTCATCGTACGCCACGACGTACGTCTTCTTCTCTTCCACAGGACCTCCAATACCTTGTGACCCGTCCGACCCTAGCCGGCGTCCCTAGCACTCAAATTGCGTCGTACGCTACGGCCGTAGAGCGCAGCCGAAAGACGGCGTTAAGGTTGACCGCCGTCAATCAGCCGTGGTACACTCCGTGCATTCTGGGATTATTATACCCCAGATCGTTCACGAAATCAACTACCGCCGATCAAACCGTCCAGCTTCAACGGACGGGGCGAGGCGGAGCGTGTAGCCTTGACGGAGCAAGGCGTCGACGATCCTCTTCCACTCACGCCGTCGCTGACGCAACGTACGGGGCAGAGTCACGGGACGGGATTGGGCCGAGCCCTTCATTCCTCGTCCTCCGTCGAGTCCACATGAGGCTCGATCAACTCGCCGAGACGTCCTTCGTGATCCCGTGCGATCGAATCCCGCAGGATCTGGATCGGGTCCTCGTCTGCGTCGTGCGTGATGACGATCGAAACCGTCACCACGCTGATCTTGCCTGTCATCACCGCACCGCCAGCCGACGGGCTCGTGCGGCAGCGCGCCGCATGTTCAGCTTCCGCGCCTCGTACGTCCAACGCAGCTGCTCCCAGCGGAGGAGGCTCTGCGCCCGGAGGTGAGCGGCTTTCGCTTCATCGCCGTGCTCGTGACGGAACGTAGGCTGTGCCAACACTGCGTGCATTGTCATGACGGTCTCCTTCTCCTACTATCCTATTCTACTACACTACCCCGACGGCTTTGCAACGGACGTTAGAATCGATAGACGCCCTTCCTCACCCGCTTGAGTAACCCGAATTGGACGGCTGCGCTGATCCCGTTGCGGGCGGACATGTCCGTGAACTCACTTGGCCTCCGGACGTGTTGGGCATTCATCCGGACGTTCTGCTTCTGCACGTCGTCGAACTCCGGGTGCTTGGCAATGTACGCCTCGATGTTGTCGGCGTTCGCGAACCACGCCGGTCGGGCCGACCTCGGACTCCCTTCCCAATGGTCCCGACGGTAAACCGCTTCCGCCTGCTTCGTAGTGAACTGCCGTCGGCCGAACTCCGCTTTCAGCGTACGGAGGAACCGCTTGTTCACTTGTCGTGGACGCCAGTTGCTCACTTGCCCCTCCTTGCCTGACGGTTCGCTCGGAGGAGTGCCGACGCGGCCCGATACGCTGCCGCGTGCTCCCGATTCCGAATCCCGTCGGCGATCGCCTGCGCTTGCGCCCACTTCTCCCGTTGCAGCGCGGCCTTCGCCTTGGCCTCGGCCGTCCTCGGGAACATCGGCCAGCTCCGCTCCGCGTCCGCCATCTCCTGCGCCTCGTCCGCCGCCTTCCGGTGGAACTCGGCTTCCAGTGTGTTGAACACCGCCGTCAGCTTCTGACTCACTTGGCACCTCCACGTCCGCCTAGCTTCTTGAGTAGCTCTTCCATCCGCCGATCGCTTACCATTGTACTCCCTTTCGCTTTCACTTTCCACCTCCGTCCGGCTACTCAGAAGGGGGTTGACAACCCCCGTCTCAGTGTCCCTGACTACTCGCTCACCTCCGTCGCATCGATCCCATCCGCCGCCGCATCCCGCGCCGCTCGGTTCCGCTCCGCCTGGGCTCTCCACTGCTTGGTCTTCCACGCGGCCTTGGCGAGCTTCACGAACGCCTCGCTCCCCCCGACCTTCCTGAACGCATCGTCCAACGCCTCGTCCATCGTCGCGTACGGGAACTCGATCATCTCCGTCTTGGGCTGGGGGAGCTTGGCGAGCGCCTCGTTCCACCGCTCTCTCCTGATCTCCAGCGCCTGCGCCTTGGCCAACTCGATCCGCTGTTCCTGCGTCAGATTGCTCAGTCCGTTGCTCATGACACTCTCCTTGACGAGTTACGTGTTTCCGATCCGTCGCGTCTAGAACCTACGTGCGTTGCGTGCTTTGTCGAACCCCGCGCAGATCATCACGCTGACGAGTACGACCCACGCTGCTAGCATCACTACCATCTCACACCTCCTACTTAGTACGTTTTGATGAACTTTTTTCTTACTTTTTCGTACGTCCTACCCGGACGCGCTAGATTTGCGGATGCAGGTAGACCCTGGTCAGGCTGAATCCTACGGAGCCGATTGCAGCGGCTTAGGGCCCCGCCCGATTTTTGTCCCACAATTTCCGTTGCAGGGTTATGCGATACCGCTTAGGCGGCTTCCGTGTCGAAGCCAAGTGCGTACGTGCGAAGTCGCTGCAAGCCAGGAGAGAAAGGCTTTGAAGGGAAAGCTCAAGAGCGAACTGCCCGTTGATCGGCCCCTATGCCCTGTCGTATAATATCCCTAATAGAGACATCTCATGCAAGTCGAAGTGGTTACCACAGTCCAACTGGACACGACAAGCAAGGTTGAGGATCTTGCGAGTGACACCCGCACTCGCTCCTACAACTCGCTTGCGTTCTTCCTGTCCCACGTTCTGAAGGTGAACGTACCGACGGAACTTTGCGTTGCGATGCAGCGGCTTCAGCGTCGAACGCTTTGTCAGGTGGTCGGCGGAACCGCGCTCTGGCTTGCCATCCACAAGTGCAAGATGACGAACTTCCTGGACCATGACGCGGTCCGCTGGCTCTTCCCGGAGGTCAAGGATGGCGCGAAGTAATACCGCATTCGCCCACGCTCCGACCTTTACGGAACCGGCGGATCCGTCCGGTGCGAACCTCCCGATATCGGCAGGACGGCCAAAGGGTTCTACCTCCCCGATCTACTCGACGAAGGCAGGACAGAACGAGGCGAAGACGTTCGCTCTGTCCATCCTCCGTTCCGAGGACTACCGTCAAAGCCTCCTCTCTCGAGCGAAGGCCGGCACGCTCCCCGCGAACATCGAAGCGATGCTGTGGGCTTACGCCTACGGTCGTCCGACCGAACGCGTCGAAGTCACGCACGTCTCCCCTGCGTCGCAAATGGCGGACATGCCGGTCGAAGAGCTCGCGAAACGCGCCGAGGTCATCGCCAAGGTCCTGAAAGAAGTCGGCGACATCGAAGCCGCCGACCAGGCCCTGAAGATGATGCACGAAGCCGACGAAAAGCGTATCATCGACGCCGTCGACGCCGAGATCATCGCCCGCAGCGAAGGGACCGTGCAGTAGCATGGGTGAGACTCCCGAACTCCTCACCGCCGACGAACAAGCCGCTCGGGAAGCCCTCTTCCGTCAGCGCGTCGAGGAGATCAAGTCTCAGTCGATTAAGGACCTGCAAAGCATCCGTGCGGAGCTCAAGCGTCGACAGTGGATGAAGAACCCCGCCCTATGGCTGAAGGAGCGTCTGGGCGAGGATCCGTGGTCGAAGCAAGTCGAGATCATGCTGGCCATGACCAAGCACCGTAAGGTGGAAGTCATGTCCTGCCACGACGTCGGGAAGTCGTTTATCGCCGCCCGCATCGCCGCGTGGTGGATCGACATCTTCCCGCCCGGTGACGCTTTCGTCGTCACAACGGCCCCTACAACCGCCCAGGTCAAGTCGATCCTCTGGCGTGAAATCGGCCGCGCTCATACAAAGGGCAAACTCGAGGGACGAGTCAATCAGACCGAGTGGTACGTTCCAGTCGAAGGCCGTGAGGAAATCGTCGCCTTCGGCCGTAAGCCTGACGAGTACGACCCCGCCGCCTTCCAGGGGATCCACTCGCAGAACGTCCTCGTGATCATTGACGAGGCCAACGGCGTCCGAGGACCTCTGCATGACGCGGCCGACTCTCTCATCGCGAACGACACCGGCAAGATGCTGATGATCGGGAACCCGGATGACCCGTCCGGCGAGTTCTTCGAAGCGTCGAAGCCGAATTCGGGTTGGGAAGTTATCAAAATCAGCGCCTTCGACTCGCCGAACTTCACCGGCGAAGCCGTAACTCAGCGCGTCTCGAACGCCCTGATCGGCAAGGTCTACGTCGAAGAGCGCCGCAAGAAGTGGGCGCCCCAGTGGACGTGGAACGCTGAGAAGACCGCCGTTGTTCCTCCAGAGGGTAGTAAACCCGAGGACACTCACCCATTTTGGCAGTCGAAGATTCTCGGCCTCTTTCCACAGACACCTCAGGGCGTCCACCCACTCATCCCCATGCCGTGGATTCTCGCAGCACAGAACCGTTCTCTCGAAGAACAGGTTGCCGACGATCCGATCAACATGGGGGTTGACGTCGGTGGTGGTGGTGACGAAAGCGTGATCGCCATCGCCAAGGGCGGATTCGTTCGCGTCGTCAAGTCGGCGCAGTCCCCGGACACGATGCGCGTCGTCGACGACATCATCGCAATGAGGGCTGCCTTTGGGTGCAGAAGCATACGGGTCGACGTCATCGGCATCGGCCGTGGTGTGGTCGATCGCGCAAATCAAGACGACCTCAACCTCGGGGTGCTCGGCATCAACGTCGGGCGTGCATCGCACGAGCCGGACCGCTTCAGCAACCTTCGTGCCCAGTTCTGGTGGTACGTTCGTACGCTCTTCGAACAGGGGATGGTCGACCTCGATCCCGAAGACGAGGATCTGGCAGCGGAGCTGGCGACCCTCCGGTACAAGCCCGCCGAAAAAGGCAAGATCCTGATGGAGTCGAAGGACGAGGCGAGGCGCCGCGGTGTGCGAAGCCCCAACAGGGCTGACGCACTTATGCTCGCCTTGTGCAACCCGAATTTCGTCAGCGAACTCACTCTCGACGAAGTCTCGAACTTCGCCAACGCGAACGCCGAGCTCGTCGGGGACAGCAAGTGGAACTTTAACTCGGGCGTCGACACGTCCCGGCCTGCACACAACCCGCTGCGAAGCAACTAGTCGAGCTGGCTATGATGCAGAATTCTTCTACCCTGAAACGGATGAGCTAAGTGGCCGCAGACCCTACCGTCCTCAAGCTCGTTCAAGGCGCACAAGCCGACATTCCCGTCGACTTCGGTATCACCGGTGTCGCGAGGTACGGCGGGGTTTCCCGTGTGTACGAGGAGTGGCTACAAGCCCTCCAAGGCCCCACCGGGATGAAGCTGTATCGGGAGCAGATTGACAACTGCCCGATTACAGGTGCGTTCCTATTCGCCGCTCAGTTTCTTGCCAGGGGCAGCACGTTCCGTATCGATCCTGCCCGAGGTACGGGCGTCGACGACATGATGGCGCTTCAGATCGCTGAGCGCGTCCGCGGAGCGCTTTTCGACGACCTAGAAGTTACGTGGCCCGACCTGCTCTCCGACGTCATGTCCATGTTCGGGTTCGGCTGGTCCGTTCACGAAATGTCGTTCAAGCGATGTCGCGGAACCGATCCGACGAACCTGACGACGCTTCAGACGATTCAGCCGGTCGACCCCGGCGGTGAAGGACAAGGTCCGATTCCCACCCCGTTCACCCCGTCGAAGTACAACGACGGGTGGCTTGCTTTCCGCAACATCGAGATCCGCTCGCAAGAGACCCTCTTCATGTGGGAATGGGACGCACAGTCCCACGCGATCGTGATGCAGCAGATGGCGCCGCCGGACTTCGGAATCCGCCGAGTCCCACTCGCAAAGTGCCTACACTTCCGGACGCAACTCGCGAAGAACAACCCGGAAGGGCGTTCACTCATCCGCAACGCGGTTCCGTCGTACCTCTTCAAGAAGAACATCCAGACGATCGAAGCGATCGGCGTCGAACGCGATCTCGTCGGATACCCGTACTTCCAACAGCTTCCGCCGGATCAGACGAAGGGTTACGCCCCGATCGACCTGTGGAACCCGAAGGATACGATGGCGGCTCTATACCTGCAGAAACTGCAAGGTATGGTCCGTAGCATTCGCCGAGACGAACAGGAAGGAATGGTCCTTCCGTGGCACATCGAGTTCAAGCTTGCGAGTACGGGCGGCAAGCGGAACTTCGACACGAACGCGATCATCCTGCGCTACGAGAAGGACATCGCCATGTCCGTTCTCGCCGACTTCATCATGCTCGGCCATGACGCCCAGGGCTCGAAGGCCCTCGCGTCGACGAAGTCCCAGCTGTTTACGGCAGCCCTCAACAGCCTGCTCGACAGCATCTGCGCAACCTTCAACCGCTTTGCGATCCCCCTTCTTCTCAAGCTCAACGGGGTCCCGGCAGTGCTCGCACCCACGCTTGGGCACTCAAATGTCGAGAATCTGCCCGCGGATGTCCTCGGCACATTCATTGCACGCCTGGCACAAGCTGGGGCCCCGTTGTTCCCGGATACCGACCTGACCGAGGCGCTTCTGGACACCGTCCACATGCCGACCTCCGGCATCGTCGATCCGGAAGCTACGCTTTCCGAAGGTGCACAGAGCGGAGAGTCTGTCGCCGAACCCGAACACAATGCTCCGACAGAAGTCCGTTCCGGGCCGCCTCGCAACGCAACGGGCGGAACCCGCCTGCCCCGCATGCGTCAGACACCCGGTCCTCGCACGCCTGGCGCAGCCAAACCGCCGGAACGGATCGCAAACGACCCGAAGGCAAAGCCGCAAGGCTCCAACAACACGTCTCTCAGAGGAGTATAAGAAGTGGCCGAACGTAACCTCCCCGTTGCACAGCAGGCGGCTCTCGAAATCCTGCACAATGCGCAAGCAGCGACCCGTGCCGAGCTCGACGTCCTGCGTCGTACTCGCCCGCAGCGTGAAGTCGGCGCGTTGAAAGTGCCAGCACACCTTGCCGCAGCCGCTGCAATCCCGATCACGCTCGCGGGTCCGGTGTCGAACGACCCTCGCGTATGCTCGGGCTGCGGAAACGGGATCGATGCGTTCGCACTCAGCCGGGGCGAGAAAGTCTGCTCCCGCTGCCTGAACAACCCGAACACGGACGCCGGCGTGGAAGCCCGCGCGACGATCCCGGCTGGCGCGTAGTTGCAGCGGCTTCGCACTTAAGGCACACCCATGGCACCGACCGCAGTCGACAGCACGGCGAAGCTCGAGAAGGAGGATCCCCGCGTCTCCTACATGGAGCCGGAGTCTGGCCCGTTCGAGTGCAACAACTGCCAGCACTTCGACCCGAAGGGTGCCTGCGAGATTGTCGACGGCAGCATCGACGCCTGCGGCTGCTGCAACTTGTACAAGCCCGGTGCGAAGCGCACGAAGCCCGAAGCCGCTGCAAGCAAGCGCTTCCAGAGCAACATCGTCAAGATCGACGACGCCCAAGGGATCGTCTACGGCTGGGGGAACGTCTGCGTCGACTCGAACGGCCTCGTCACCGACCGCCAGGGCGACCAGTGGGAACCCGAAGAACTCGAGAAATCCGTCGTCGACTTCATGCTCAACTGCCGGAACTCCGGCGAAATGCACGAAGGCGGCGTGACCGGCACGGTCGTTGCGTCCCTCGTAACCACGCCCGACATCGTCAAAGCCTTCTTCGGTCCCGAAGCCGCTGCAACGACTCCTGTCGGCTGGCTCATCGGCGTGAAAGTTGACAAAGCGACCCTGGCCAAGGTCAACAGCGGGGAGCTCAAGGCCTTCAGCATCCAGGGTAGCGGAGATAGGATCCCGGTGTAACCATGCCGAACATTCTTCGTAAGGTCAAACTCAATCGAATCGACCTGGTCGACGCCCCAGCGAACCCAGGCGCAACAGTCATGCTCGTCAAGCGGGAGGAGGGTGTCTCCAAGAAGATCCGTGAACGCAACGGGAAGTTCGAAGTCACGACTGAGGACGGCAGTCGTGTCCTCGGCACTCACGATTCCCACGCCGACGCCGCAAAGCAGCTCGCCGCGATCGAAGCTCAGAAGCACAACGCACAAAAGGACGCTCCGGGGATCGGAGCGGTCCACGTCAATCGCCCCGGTCCACGAAGGAGTACGTACATGACAGAGAAGAATCTCATGAAGCGGTTTCGTGAGTTCCTGAAGGCGTTTCCGCCTCCGGCAACCCACGCGACACCCGCAGACGGAAGCGACCTCGACACGCCTGGCTCGGAAGACCACGAGCAGGCGGAGATGGGTCACATCAACGCCCTGGCCGAGATGCACAAGGCGATGACCGAGCACCTCAAGGGACTCCCGGCGGAGCACCCGATGCACGCGATGCACAAGGCTCTCGGCGAGCACATCGCGGCGATGCACAAGATGAACGGCGCCCAGTTCCCCGAAGACAACCAGGACTTCGCCGAGGGCGGCGGCGCAGCCGGAGCCCACGAGGACGTCCACATGAGCGCAGCCGACAAGAAGGAAGTCGAGAAAGCGATCGCGAAGCGAACCGAAGACCTCCAGAAGCGCCTGGAAGCCGCGGAAGCGTCGCTCAAGGCCGCCGACGTCATCGTCAAGGGCGAGGTCGCGAAGCGTGAACTCGGAGAAGTCCGCGTCGAGCTCGCGAAGTTCGCGAACCTCACGATCGACATCGAGAAGGAAGCGCCGGAGTACCTCATCCTCAAGCAGGCGTCGCCGAAGGCGTACGAGTCGCTCGTCGCGAAGCTCGCCGCTGCGAACGAGCAGGCGAAGCTCGCCAAGAAGCTCGAGGACGATCTCGGTTCGGGCATCCCGGGCGGTCCGCGCCCCAGCGCCTGGAAGGAGATCGAGGCGAAGGCGGCCGGCGTCCTCGCGAAGTCGACCGACTCCAAGATGACCAAGGCGCAGGCCATCGACAAGGTCATGCAGGACCCGGAGAACTTCCCCCTCGTGAAGCGGTACTACGAGGAAGAGAAGCAGGTGATCGCCTAACGGCGGTCACCCGTCACCCGTTCACGAGGAGAAGCAACCATGGCATTCGAAGGACAGCAGCCAGTCAAGCGAATCGGCGCCGTTTCCGGTGCGGACTTGTCCGCGGCGTCGGTTCAGTACAAGTTCGTCAAGTACAACGGCACCGGCCAGCAGGTCATCCTCTGCAGCGGCGTCAACGACGTCCCCTGCGGAGTTCTCCAGGCACCTGCTCCCACGAGCGCGGTCGGCCAGCCCGTCGAAGTCGTCGCGGTCGGTCAGACGAAGCTCCAGGACGGCGGAACGCTCACAGCGGGCTGCGTCGTCGCCACCACCGCGTCCGGTCAGGGTCAACCGGCCGTCAGCGGTCAGATCGCCGCGGGTTCGTGCGACGTTATCGGCGGAGCCGCCAACGCGTACGCAGTTGTCACCGTCAACCTCTCTGCGCCGTCGATCAAGGCGTAGTCACCACCCCTTCTCGAAGGAGCAGCAGAAATGCCTCAGCCATCAATCGGACAGGTACACGTCAATCGCCCGCTGACGAACATCAGCGTGGCGACGATCCAGGATCTCGACTACTTCGCGTGGACGCG